ATCCCCTGGTCCTGGTAGATAGTCTTTGGCCCTGAAATAAAAATTAAAAAAAATTTGGTTCCTGGAAAAAAAGTTCCCGAATTTTCAGATAGTGTCTGGCCGAAGCCAATCATAATGTTTTTCGTCCCAGGGTGAAGTTTTCTTTCACAAAAATTTAACAAAATAAATTTGTGTATAATGAAATTAGTTGTATATTTGTAGTGAACAAAAAAACAAAATAACGTATGAACACATTTTATGGTAAATCAGTAAACACAATGACATTCGGAGAATTGACATTGTTATCAGTAGACATTCAGTTAATGTCCTTTGATATGGTAGGTAACATTCCTACTAATGTAATTGAACAATCATTACTTATCCGTGAGGGGTTAATGATGAAGTGTATCAATGACGGAGGTAACTATTCTCGTGAGAGGTTTATCCACGATTTTAACGGAACTCAACCTACAATGATTGAGGGAACGTATGATGAATTTATCGAAATCACTAATTTCTTATCTTTAAACTAAAATCAATTATGGAACAACAACTATCAAACTTGAAGTCATTTGTTAGGGAGTCAATTAAAACACACCCACAACACGAAGAAGAAATTAAATCACTATTCATTCTTTGTTTAGATGAAATCGGAGAAGGAGGTTCAGTTGACAATGAAGTCAGTCTATGTATTCGAGATATAGAGGAACTCATTGAAGGTTAGTATTACAAACCCTACCATATTCGGTAGGGTTTTTTTATGTCCAAGAAGATCTGGTTCCTGGGTATCAACGAGATGTTGTTTGGCCCCTAATAAAAAAGTTTAAAATAAATTTGGAGTGACTGGAAAAAGTTCTCAGATTCTGATCATCCCAAGAAATTGTTTGGCTTTCGGTATTACATTGGTGGAGCCAAACATAATACTCCGGAACCAGGTGATCCACGGGTGTGAAAAAAACTTTAAGAAAAATAAAAATAAATTTGGTGGAATCGTAATACATTTATATCTTTGATAAAATTATAAAAAACTATGGTACATTTAGAAAAAGTAAAAAATCAATTAAACAAAAATGGTATCGAATTTGAATTGGGTACCGAAACGGGTTGGAGTGATAACACACTAATCTTTGATACGGGTGATTGTAAAATTTTACTTTACGTCAATGATGTTGAAGGTGAAATGGTTTTATCCTATTATGATTTATTTGTAAAAGGAGAATACTCACCAATCTTTGATTGTGAAGTAAAAGAAACAACAACAAGTCATAGAGGTACAAAAACTTCAATAACCGAAATGTTGGATGATTTAGAACTGATAACAATTCAATTCTAAATTGATATAGAGAATCTAACCCTCACAGAAATGTGGGGGTTTTTTATGTCCAAGAAGATTTGGTTCCTGGATGTGAACGAGATGATGTTTGGCTTTGGGTTCATTGTAAAAAAATTACGATCGTCTTCTTAGAATTAGTTTGGCTTTGGCCAAACATTATCCTCCTGATCACATCTCTCCTCAAAAAAAAAATAAAAAAAAGATAAAATAAATTTGTGTATAATAAAAATAGTTGTATATTTGTATCGAACATTAAAACAAAGAAAAAATGACAAATTTATTAAATGACTTTATGGTTTCACCTTTACACATTAAAGGGTTACTAATTTTATGGAGTGTATGTGTAGTTTTATTCTATTCTACATTCGTTTACATTATGGGTACTTTATTAGTTTCATCACTTAAAAAATTATTCTAATGACAAGTAGAAAAATTATCGAAGTTTGTTTTCCTCTTTTAGAAAGAGAGTTCAACTTAACCGAAACAATGGAAGTGTTATCCTATAACAAGTCTATCTATTGGAGTTGGGGAGTAAGTAAAAAGACTAACCTTAATGATAAAGGTTTACTATTAGAAGTAAACGGAAATCATCACAAGGGAAGTGTATTAATCACATTGGGTTGGAATGATACCTATTGTGTTTACATCATCAATAATCGTGGTAAGATTTTGAACGAGTACAAAGAAGTTTATTTCGACTTGTTAACCGAAATAATTGACAATCGAATTGAACGAGTAAAAGATTATGTGTTTTAGTTTTGTGGTTCATTTTTAGTTTTATCCCTCATCGTATTACGGTGGGGGATTTTTTTTGATAGACCTTCCTGGATTACGGTGCGCTGTTCTATAATGTTTGGCTTTAGTATTACATCCGTGGAGCCAATCACTTTCTCTCAGGTGCCCTGGATGGTGAATTCATTTTACCATTTACTATCAATAGTCAAAAGCCAAAGAGTATTACAACGTAGACGGTGTCCAAATCATCAAGAAAAAAGATTCAAAATAAATTTGGTATAATGAATTATCCGTTATATCTTTGTGTAAACAAAACAAAAACATTATGAAAAAATTTATGGGTTTCTTATTATTATCGGTATGGTTATTCATAGTAGTATTAATGTGTGGAGAACCAACGTTTACTGATACACCACCAATAGACACACCAGTTTGGGTACCTATTTGTTTCCTCATCATATTTTTTAGTAGTCCATTCGTTTCGTTTTACTTAATGAAAGACAAAAAATAAATCATCTAATGTTTGGTGGAAACAAAATAATGTTATATCTTTGTAGACACAAACAATAAAACTATTAGTTATGTATCAAGAAGAAACAAAATTAAATGTAAAAACAAGTCATCACGAACGTGAATTGACTTTTAATGAGTGGGTGGAAAAATACAATGTCAGTTCACAATATCAAGAACCGACACCATACTTTCAAGGAAACCCAAGTTGTGGGTTTGTTCCTATGGATGTTTCCACAAGTCCTTTGGAAAGATTTTTAAATCTTTTCTCTGTTAAAATGTAGTTCCTTTATTTTTTTTAATTGTTCAAGAACGACCTCAACACCAAAAGTGTTGGGGTTTTTCGTTTTGTGAATATCTGAAGACGAACGAAATCAAAAATGCTTGCACTGGTGCGATAATGATTGGCTTCTAAGGGCCAGACATTATCGGGTGGCGCAAGCAGAAGGTCCCGCTTTTCTGGTGGCCAAACAATATTCCGTAACCGGTTACAGGTGGATCTTTCTTCTTATTTAGAATGAAAATAAATTAAAAAAAAGTTGAAATAAAATTAGGTGGAATGGAATATTAGTTATACTTTTGTATTGAACATTAAAACATAATACAAATGGACTTAATCACATTACGAAAATTGACTTTAAAAAGTAAGTGGGAATTTACTGAAAAGTACAAAGGTTGGACTATTGAACAAGTTATGAAGTATCACCCTTCATCAGTTTGGTGGTCTTATTGTAAGTTAGAGAAAATCACTTACACCGATGATATACTCGATGTATTGAATCAAAAATTTATTGGTGGTTTTGAAAGAATACAAAAACCAGGAGTTAACAAGTCACAAATTGATGACTATTATAGTGGAGTAACTTACCAAAGTAAAAGTTATTCGGAGTTATTAACTATTATCCGTTTCAAGAAAATGAAAGGTGAAGTTATACCCATATCCTTAATGGAAGAATTTAGAGATAAGAAAAGTAAAAGAATGAATGTACCAAAGGATAAAAGAGTTTATTCAAAATTAAGTTTACAATCTATTAATCACGGACACTTAAACACCACAAAATAATATGATACTAATCAAACACACCGAACTAATCGGAAGGAGAATCAAAATGATTTTTATGGAAGACCCTTATCCAATTACTCCTGGAACGGAAGGGGTAATACATAACGTAGATGATTTAAACCAATACGTTGTGAAGTGGGATGATGGACGTACACTATCCGTAATACCCGAAGTTGACCAATTTGAAATCTTAAACTAAACTATTATGAAAGAATTTTTTGGAATGTTTAAAGAGTTGTACTATGGTACAATCGATATGTGGAAGAACGACCGAAAGGAATTTTGGGACACCTATTTAGGTATGACATTAGTCGTCTTTGTCTTTTGGTTTTGTTTTTGGGTTGTCTTACCCATAGTCGGAAATTAAAAATTGAAACCCCCGTATTACTACGAGGGTTTTTTATTACTCACCATCCTGGTTCACCTGAGTCTGTGAATTAATCTTTGGCTTTCACCAACAGATGTAACCTTACGATCATCCCAAGAAAGTGTTTGGCTTTGGGGTATTACACCATAGGAGCCAATCATTATCGGACAGGTGGATCACATCTCCAGGACGGTAGAAAATATTTTAAAAAAAAAGATGAAATAATTTGTTTGTAAGTAAAAAATGTTTATCTTTATACCGAACAAAAAACAACTTACAATGGAAAACACTTTAAACATCAAAACAAAAAAGTTACAATTCGGAAATGGTAACGAAGTAAAAGGTTGGTTTAAAACAACTGACGGACAACGAACTGATTTCAAAATCTACAATGACGGAGAAGTCGAACACACTGGGAAAAAAGAGGTACACCCTTTTATACTCGGACTTTACGAAATGTTGTTTTTATCCGAATAGTTTTACACTAATCAAATTAAAAAAATTAGAACCCTTAACTTTCAATGAGTTAGGGGTTTTTTTATAACCTAAATGGGACTCGACCTGGACGAAATGGATTTTGTTTGGCTTTAGGGGCCAATGATTATTACGGAAGGAAATCTGGGTTCCACGGGAATTAGACTCAAAAAATAATTTATTTATTTTTAAATAATATTTGGTGAAATGAAATAGTTGTTATATCTTTGTGTAAACAAAAAATAAAAAATAAAATTATGGTAAAGAACGAAAAACTTTTAGAAATTATTAATGAAGTAGTTGGTGAAAGATTAAGTTCACTAATTGAAGAAATGTCAACCAATGAATTTGTTGAAATGATTGGTGATATGTACTTTGACCGAACTGGTGAAAACCTTGATGATGGTACTGATGATGAGTTTGACCAAGATGAGTATTTGAATGAGGTTATCGGTAGTAGAATTGTTCCTTTACTACACAAAGTATGTGAATGGAGTATTGGTAAAGACATACCCTTACCCACAAATGACTAACTAAAAAAATTAAATCCCTTACGAAAGTAGGGGATTTTTTTGTCTATGATTTTTCCTGGAAGACGAAGATCTGGATTTGGAATAATGTGTGGCTTTAGGAGCCAAAGATTATTATCCAGGGGACGTGATCAAAAAAAAAATAAAAAAAAACTTTAAAATAAATAAAATAAAATTAGGTGGAATGATTTTAATGTTATATCTTTGTGTAAACAAAAAAGGAAAAATATTATGGAAAAAGTAAAAGAGATTATCGAAGTTACGGAACAAGAGTTTGTTGACGTAATTATTAATGAAGTGGAAACTAAACCAGTACCCACGTTTTTAAGTATTACAACCGAAGTACCAGTTACCAGTATGGTAAAGAAGTGTAAAGAGGACGGAAGTATTAACCCTTACTTTAAGGAGATAACCAAAGAGGTTACGAAAACGTACTTGTTAGTTACTGACTACAACAAAAGAGTAAACAACAATATCAACAAAGAGGGTATTGATGAAGTCCACGACTTAAAAGAATTGAAAGGTCGTCGTCACGTTTCAAAAAGTGTTTTGATTGACAATGAAACAAATTCAATCTATTATTTAATGGTTGAACAATTTATGGAAATCAAACCGAGTGAAACAATTTACCGACACAACGGAAACGAGATTGACAAAATGTTTTTCGAGAAGTGGTTAGTAAATTACGATAACTACACAAACCAGTTACAAGATAGAAAAGTAATGGTTTTAACACCAAAGATTTCTAATATGAAACGAGTAAGTGTAAATGGTAAAATTTACTTTATCGGTTAAACATTAGTATTACATTAGGAAAGTCCTCTACTGAAAAGTAGGGGATTTTTTTTTACACACCATATTCCATCCCGAACCAGATCTGGATTATGGATATTGTTTGGCTTTGGTCGGTATTACATTAGAAGCCAAACATTAATGTCCAGTGATCCCTGAACCAGGATGGAAAAAATAATTTAAATAATATTTGGTGGAATGGAATTAATGTTATATCTTTGTTGAAACAAATAAACTTAATTATGGAACACACTAATGAAACAAGAAAAGGTAACTACATTACCAGAACGTATCAAGAGACTGACCCAGAAAGTCCAAGAGGTTGGGATAACCTAACTACAATGTTATGTTTTCATAACAGATATGATTTAGGTGATAAGACGGAGTACAAGTCCGATATGTTTGAAGGTTGGGAAGATATGAAGACTAAACTTGTTGATACGGAAGACGTACACACGATTTTACCTTTGTACCTATACGACCATAGTGGAATTACTATTAGTACTAGTCCGTTCGGTTGTAATTGGGATAGTGGACAAGTAGGTTGGATATTCATTACTAACCAAACCATTAAGGAAGAAGGTATTGATGAAAGTAAAGTTGAGGAGTATCTTAAAAGTGAAGTTGAGACTTACGACCAGTATTTAACGGGTGAAGTTTATGGATACAAGATATTCAAAGTTGAAACTTGTAGTCAAGGTCACGAACACGAAGAAGAATTAGATAGTTGTTACGGGTATTACGGGGAAGACGAGTGTATGAAAGAAGGAGTTAGGGTTATGGAATACTATCTAAACGATGAAGTAGTTGTGTAGTAATACATAGGTTGATAAGGTGAAAGGGGGTGAACGAAAGTTCATCCCTTTTTTTATTACCAAGAACCAGATCCACCTATATCCGGATTCGGAATATTGTTTGGCTTTGAGGTATTACATTATAGGGGCCAAAGATTATTTACCGGAGGACCTGATCTAACCAGGATGGAAAAATAATTTGAAAATAAAATTAAATAATTTTGTTTGGAATTAAAATAGTTGTATATTTGTGTATTCTAAAACTAAAAAAAAATATTATGATTAACCAACAAGATTACAAAGGTCGTGAAATTGAATTTCAAATGGACGACGTTGATGACAATGTTTACTTCGAGGGTTGTGATGACCACACCTTGACGGATGAATTTATGACTAACCTAATGGAAAAGGTTATGAGTTGTAAATGGTTTATTATGGGAAACAAGACCGAAGGTATCATTACCTTTCAATCCCACAATGAATTTACGATTGACTGGAAATCAATTACAATGGGTGAAGACTGGGACACCGATGAAGAAGATGACCACACACAAGAAGTCCTATTGAATTATGACTCCGAACAAACCCAAGTAGTTAATTTCAATTAGAAGTTACAAACGGAATTAGACCCCTTACAAAAGTGAGGGGTTTTTTTATGTCCAAGAAGATCTGGTTCACCTGAGTCTGTGTAATTTTGTTTGGCTAAGCCAATCATTATCCATAGCTCCGGCCCGGAGATCATCGTCCCACAGAAATTAATTTAAAAAAGATTATAAAATGTTTTGTTTTATATTAAAAATTGTATTACCTTTGTGGAACAAATAACAACAAGTACTATGAGTAATCAAGATTCAAGAGTAGTAGAAATACTCAACAAAGCAAAATTAAACTGGAACGTGAAATCCGAAAGGGTTACCACGGAGTCTGGTATTACATTAGATGGGTATTCAGCCCTGGTTCGTGAAGACACGAACACTCCACTATCTGTTAGAAGTGAGTCGTATTATCCTTATCAAAACTACGAGTTAGTAGAGTTGTTAGACCGAGTATCGGGATTAACTGGTTTGTCCATTCACAAAGGAGGTTTCTTTGGTGAGGGCCAAAAAGTATTCATCCAGTTGAAGTCCAACAATTTACGAATTGGTAACGACAGAGTTGAAGGATACCTTACGGGAATCAACAGCTTCGATGGTACAACATCTTTGGCCTTTGGTCCAAGTAACATCACCATCAGTTGCCAAAACAAATTCTTTGCAGCCTTTCGTGAAATGCAATCCAAGGTAAGACATACCAAGAATATGGTAGTAAAGATTGATGAGATCTGTAAAAGACTAGAAGGAGTACTGGACGAGGAGAAGATTGTATTCGATAATATCCTTAAGCTGAGTGAAACAAGGTTCGACGATATCATTAAGGATAGAGTTACGCGTGAACTATTCGGCATTAATAAGGATATAGACCTTAAAGATATGGAGGCAATCAGTGGTGTAACACGCAATAAGCTGAGCCGTTTCTATGTAGATTTAAATGGTGAGTTGCAAGGCAAGGGTGATAACCTATGGGGTTTATTCTCTGGTATTACAAAGTACACTACTCATAGCCTTACAAAGAATGATAACACTGAAGCCAAAATGTTTGGTGTGTATGGTAAGAGAGAGTTAAGCATATTCAACAAGCTGACAGAGCTTGTATAACAATATTCGGTTGGGAGAGGAATATTAAAACACTCTGTGGTCATAGAGTGCGAAGGTTAAGAATAAGTATACGAGTGGTATCCCAAGACAACGCCCACGTTGCGTTTCCTATCGTATTACATAGTAGGTGGTTCCTTGAAAAGCATAACGCCTATTCTTATCAAAGACTGACATAGTGGAAAGACATTAGGGATTATAAAATAATAAAGACCTTTCGGAGTAGTCAACCGAGAGGTTTTTTTATGCCCAAGAAATAGCAACTGTGCTGCACTGGTGGAATATTGTTTGGCTGAGCCAATCATTATCAAGAGCTGCGCTGTTGCGCTGAGGAGAGCGCTTATACGGGCCAATCAATATTGTCCGGTGCCCACTGATCTCCAGGACGTAAAAAATAATTTAAAAAAAAATAAAATAATATTTGGTGGAATGAAATAGTTGTTATATCTTTGTGGAAACAAAAAAGAAAAATTATGGACTACAAAATTGTAACATCAAGTAATTCACACACATTAACCGAAAACATAAGGTTATTAATAGGTGAAGGGTGGGAACCAGTTGGTTCACATCAAGTCGTAACTATACACGACCAAAATAGATATCGTGGTAATCAACATATTGACACCACACACGAAACCGAGTATTCACAAACTATGGTTAGAAAAACCAATACGAAAGTTATTGAAGTGGATATTATGTTCAACCATCCTGACGATGATGAAACCATTAAGGTTTATGATGAAGAAGGAATGAGAGAAGAATTTGAATATGAATTAGATTGTTTAATTAAAAACTCTGGATTATGAACAGAATATCAATTTACAAAATAACGGATTTGGATGATGTAGATTCAGATGCGATGTATTATACTCTTAAAGGTTTAAGAGAACAAGTGTTAAATGAGTGGTATGATGTATGGGGTGAAAGGTGGAATGAAAAATGGGAGGGAGAACAAGACTACACCAAAGAACAAATCAAAGAGAGTGATGAAGACCTATTTGGTTATATGGATAGTTGGAATTATAATGTGGAAACAATATTAGAAATCACGGAAGATGACTTCCCTAAATCTTAAACTATGATAAAGTCAATCGAAGAAAAGAAACACACACCAGTTGAAATAGATTTAACTGGTCCTGATGGAAATGTATTTTACCTTATCGCTCAAGGTGGTAGGTATTGTAAACAACTGGGTTTAAACTCGGAAGTGTTCACTCGTAGAATGATGAGTGGTGATTACGAAAATGCGGTCAACGTATTTGAAGAATATTTTGGATCATTTGTAACTTTATTTAGATAATATTTGGTGGAATGATATATTAGTTATATCTTTGTACCGAACAAAAAAATTAATTATGACAAAGTATCAAGTATTAAGTCCAGACGGGTTTACGATTGAGTTCGATAAACCTTATTACACCTCAAAGAAAAAAGCTTTCGAAGCTTTTGACAAGTGGAAAGAAAGGTATAAATTACAAGGGTATTATAGTTCCAACAATGGAAGAATACCTTTGGAGGAATTAGAAGATTATATGAGTATTCGTCAAATTTAAAATCAATAACAATGAATATATTATATTATATACTTTTAGTATTCGGAGTTGTAGTAGTATTAGCCGCGATGGTTGTAATACTCGTAATCATAATTAAAAAAGCGATAGACAATGGAACAGACCCCAACGACATTTAACTTTCATTTAGATACAAAGGTTACAACCTGGTATCGTACAGAATTTGAAATCGAGGCTAACTCATTAGAGGAAGCTCAGAAATTGGCAATTGCCTTTCGTGAGAGAGGTGATAACACGGAACTGCCGTGGGAACAAATTGACGACACTCTTGAAGGTATGATACCAGATGAAAATGGTGCAGAACCTACGGAGGAATTATATGATGAGGATGGTAATATAATTTGGGATAACACTAAATCAATTTAAAATGGATAAGTTAGAATTAATCAAACGTATTACAGACATACTAAAAGTTAATGGATGTTTTAGTATTGGAGAATTGGAGGGAGAAACCACAGGAATTTGTGTGGGTGAATTAGGTAAGTTCGTTGGACTGGTTGAGTACTTCACCGAAGATTATTGTGAAGTGAATGTATATGAACCAAGTTCATTTAGTTCAGACCCAATAGACACCTACGAACAAGACTATGGTTTTTTAAGTGAAGATGTATTAGGTGATATACATTTATTATGTGAACAATGGGAAGCTGAATGTATTAGAACAGAAAAAAGAATTTCAAATTAAGTTTACATTATAAAAGACATAATGTATATTATATAAAATTGTGTTTATAATTTGTGTTTGAATGTGTAAGAGGGAATGGTAGAAATATCATTTCCTTTTTTTATGCCCAAGAAGATCTGAGCACAGTGGCACAGGAGAAATAATGTTTGGCTTTCACCTTCCGACGCTGTGGGCCCTGGACTGAATTTGTTTGGCCGAGCCAAACATTATCGGACAGGTGGATCACCGGCCACCGGTTCTTCCCAGGAAAAAATAATTTAAAAAAAATAAAATAATATTTGTTGGAATAAAATATTTGTTATATCTTTGTGTAAACAAAAAAAGAAAATTATGTCAAATCTAAAAGATCAAGAAGTTAACTCTCATTGGACAAAGGTCGCTAAGAGAGTATTAGAGGGAAAAACTATTGTAGAAGTTCGTTATCTTAATGATGAGGAAATGGAAATGATGGGTTGGTATAAACGACCTGTATGTTTTGTCCTAAATGATGGTACAAGTTGTATGTTATCCTGTGATGATGAGGGTAATGATGGTGGAGTTTTATTCTATGGAACTGATGGTGTTTTACCAGTATTATAATAACATATAAAAAAGTTTTAAAAAAATTAAAATAAATTTGGTGGAATGAAAACTTCTTTATATCTTTGTGTAACAATTTAAAATATATAATCCAAAAAAACGGGGACAGGTTTCTGAACAAAAATTGAGTATGGGAAACGTACAATTATTAGGTAAAAAAGTAAACGAGGTTTACTCTACCAAAGATTACAACAAGTTTAAATTTCGTGGGGACAATCGTATTGTCAAAGACTCTCACGTAAGAGGTCTAATTGAGAATATGAAGTTACGAGGTTGGGAGCCAGGTTCATACGTGGTTATCAACGAGAAAGGTGAAGTCATTGACGGACAACATAGAGTAAGGGCGGCTATCCAAGTGGGTATTCCAGTTCATTACACTATTGAGAAAAAAGCGGGGTTTGAAACTATCCGTAACCTTAATAGAAACCAAAAGAACTGGGCGATAACCGACCACATTCACGGATTCGTTGAGGAAAACAATCCACACTACATTAAGTTAAACAACTTCATTAAGGAGTACAAAGAACTTAAAGTTACTGAATGTATGATGTTATGTAAAAATTCATTCTCATCAGTTCCTCGTAACGAGTTTGAGAGTGGTAACTTTACTACACGTGATATGGGTAAGGCGAGAATGTGGGGTGATTACATTATGTCACTTAAACCATTCTTTAAAGGTTACAATCGTTCAATCTTTGTAAGAGCGATAGTGAAAGTGTTATCAAAGAAACCAGAATTCAAGTTTGATAAATTCTTACATAAGGTTCAATTAAGACCAAACTTAATTACTATGTGTGGGACAGTTGAACAATATATATCAATGATTGAGGAGTTGTATAACTTCGGTAGTCGTGATAAAATCAATTTAAGATTTTAAGAGTTGGGTTATATAGGTTGGTTAGTAAAGTGGGGTGGACTTCGGTTCACCCTTTTTATTTGTATTACCTGGAAGAATGATCTGGGTCGGGGGACCTGTTAGATAGTGTTTGGCCCTGAATGTGAATAAGTTAAAAAAAGTTTTGCAGTTATTAACATTTTGTGTATATTTGCAGAACGAAAACAAACAAATGTATTATGATTAAAAAATTGTCGAAAGATCAGACATTAAGAATGTTTGACCATTCCACGAAATTGTATTGTAAAATACAATTGAGTGAAAACAAGAAGTATTACGAGAAGTACGTTTCCAGGGATAAAAAGAACTGGGAATTAATTAGTAAGTTAAAATCGTTTGATGAGGTATTAACAACTCAGCAAGAATTGATAGATAACAACTATATGAACTTGTTTAGAAAGATTAGCACGGGTAAAGTTTAATAGATTTTGGATTAGTAAGTTTTATTGTTCAGGAGACCTCACCAGAAATGGTGGGGTTTTTCTTTGCAACTAATTTGCGCAGATCTGGCAGCAGAGGTGGATAATGTTTGGCCATCGTAACTACTTGATTATCAATGATAGTCCTGGGCCAATCATTATCGGTGCTGTTGCGCGCAGCAGGTGTTCCCATTTATGCGCAGCAATTTGGCTGAATTATGCGCAACTGGTGGCCAATCATTATTAGGGATGATCTCACCAGCATCCAGGGCACAAAAAAAACTTCATTTATTTTTAAATTAAATTTGGTGGAATGAAAATAGTTTTATATCTTTGTACAGAACAAAAAAAACAAATTATGATTTACAAAAACATCTCACAATCTAAGAAGTCTACTGGACTATCTTATTTAGGTATGGTTAACAACTCTACCAAACACGAAAAAGCGTACAAGTTCGATGAACTGGTATACACTTTATATTTGGCACCTGCCAAAATGAGTGGGTACGAAGTTTGCCCGATGAGAACAAAAGAATGTACATTGTTATGTCTGAATGAATCAGGTCGTAATAAAATGGACACTCACAAAAACACGATTAACAATTCACGAATCAAAAAAACTAAATTGTTTTTTGAGGAGAGAGAATTCTTTATGAAGTGGTTAATCGATGATATCACAATAGCCAAAAAGAAGGCTAAAGATCTGGGATATCATTTTAGTGTTCGTCTGAATAATACTTCGGATATCTCCCCCGAATCTTTTTACTTGTCAATTGATGGAGTCAATAAAAACATACTGGAAATATTTCCCGATGTTCAATTCTATGATTATACAAAAGTACCTAATCGGATGAGGTTGAAAATGAAATACCCTAATTACGATTTAACCTTTTCATTTAGTGGTAACAATATGGATGAGTGTTTTAAAATGTTACAAAATAACATTAGGGTGGCGATGGTGTTCGACAAAGTTCCCACGTCATACAAAGGTTATAACGTTATCGATGGTGATCAGTACGATATGAGATATCGGGATGATGATAATGTTATTGTTGGTTTGAAGTTTAAACGAGTACGAACTAAACTAGATAAAAAATATAAGTTCGTAATACAATAGAATAAGAAACCCCGAAAGGGGTTTTTTTATGCCCAAGAATCTCCGGCCACTGTGCACAGATGAAATTTGTTTGGCCGAGCCAATCATTATTAGAAGACGCCGTCGCCGGTCTTCTGTGAAGGTAAGAGCCAATCATTATTAGGGATGATCTGCACCGGTGGCCGGAAATAAAATAATTTTAAAATAAATAAAATATTATTTGGTGGATTGAAATAAAGGTTATATCTTTGTACCGAACAAAAAAACATATACAATGATTAAAGAAAAAAGAAAACCAATTTCAGTAAGTGACCACAAGAGATTCGCTTGCTTTGAGTATGAAAATGAAACTTCACCAGGCTATCAACTGGGCGATATTCTTTACAAGGAATATGGTGAAGAACAGGAACCAGAAGTCGGAGTAGTCATCCAAACTTTCGAGGATGGTGATGTTAGAACCGATATGTGGGGTATGAGTTGTGATGACGAAGTATCTCAAGCAACTTTGGAACAGATCAAAAAGTATCGACCAAGTTTAATGGAATTTCTTTTAATAAAATAAATTTGGTGGAACAGAATAAAAGTTATATCTTTGTAAAATAAATCATTTACTAATTAATAAATTTAAACAAAATGGGAACACGTTCAACCTACCGAGTTATCGAACAATGGACTGATGACAAAACCGGTAAAATCAAAAATGAGAATTTAGTTTTAGTGTATCTGCAATATGACGGATACCCAACAGGTCATCCTATTGATACCGCTGAATGGTTATCAACTGGCAAAGTCGTAAATGGTTACAGCCTAAACGAAGAATTACAATTCAACGGAGCTGGCTGTTTAGCTGCCCAACTCGTAGACAAAATGAAAACTGGAACTGGTGGATGTTATATACATTCATTGAGTAGTCGTGGTAAATCGTGGGAAGATTATCTCTATGATATTATTGTCAAAGAAGATAAATCCATTGAGTACGTTTGTTATGAGAATGGAAGTAAGAAGAAAGAACTATTTCGTGGTTCACCTGCGGACTTTGTAATCAAATATCATAAAGAAGATGTCGAAGCTTAATAAAGTTAGATTTAACCTTTCACGTGGTGAAAACTATATGAAGTGGAAAGTAATGTATGACGACGGCAGGGTGGATTATCACCATCCTGCTGAAGTTCAGATCAATATGTTTGGCTGTACCCTATCTAATAATAGAAGAGCGGCCGACAAGATCTTTAATGGTGAAACTACCAAAGTGGTGTGTGCTTATATTAAGTGTAAGGATGTCCAGGTTATAACCAGTGACTTCAATACTGAAAGTAATACACAGATCAAGTACAACCCAAGAGAGATGCCATTCTGGAATGTGGATGGTGTTAATCACGACGGAAATTATTATGAAGAACTTTTTACAATAGATTATAAAGTTTTTGTAAAATAATTTGGTGGATTAAAATAATTGTTATACATTTGTAAAAGAAATCAATTTAAAACACGGGGACAGGTTACTGAACACAAATTATTATGGGACTAGATATGTATTTGTCGAAAAAAACTTATGTTAAACAATGGTCACACATTGAACCAGAGAAACAATTTGAAGTAGAAGTTAAACGTGGTGGTGAACCTTACACCGACATCAAATCCGAACGAGTGTCATACGTGACCGAAGGTGTTGGGTATTGGAGAAAGTTCAACGCTTTACACAACTGGTTTGTGGAGAATTGTCAGGATGGTTTGGATGAGTGTCAAGAAAGTTATGTAGACCGAACCAAGTTAGAGGAGTTAGTTGTAACACTTCACGAGGTCAAGAACATTTTAGAGAACTCACCAAAGAAAAAGGTACAGGTTAAAAATGGTTGGTCAAATGGTGAGGACACCTTTGTTGAAATCGAAGTATCGGAAGATAGTGAGAAGTTAGATGAGTTGTTTCCAACATCATCAGGGTTTTTCTTCGGGGGAACTGAATATGATGAGTATTACAAAGAACAAGTTGATGAAACAATCGAATTGATTACTGACTTGTTGAAAGATGAAACGGGTGAATACTACTACCAAGCTTCTTGGTAAATAATATAACGGGAATATCATTTGGAAAAATGGTATTCCTTTTATATCTTTGTAAAACTTAAACTAAACGATTATGCCAAACTGGTGTTCAAATTCTATTGTCATTACTGGTGACAAAGAAAAAATAAAAAAGATTAAAAGGGTGTTACAATCAATGGACACCAAACAAGATAACATTGGTATATTTCAAACTCTTGTTGGTAAGGACGATAATATAAGTGAGTCCCAGTACAATGAGGGAGGAGCTTGGTATCAACATAACCTTGATAGGTATGGATGTAAATGGGATATCAACTGGGATGACTCCAACATTGATATTGAGGGTGATGAATGTATTACTATGTCACCACAAACGGCTTGGTCGCCGCCGGAGGGATTCTGTAGATTACTATCCGAACAATATGGTGTAGATGTTCTACTGGAATACTCGGAGCCTGGATGTGACTTCGCCGGTAAACTTCTCACATATGGTGATGGTAGAGAGGAGGAGGGAGAAACATATCAATACCTCGAAGGATTATACTTCATTGATGAGGATTACTTTTGGATGGAGGTTAGAAACAATCTCGAGTATGAGTTTGAAGATGGAGAACCGAGAGAAGTAAAGGAATGGATGGAAGACTTCCAGTATGTAGATGAGAAACATCATAGTGACCTTATTGAGTTATATGATGATATCAAAGAGGAGTACGAAGAACAACAACAAGAATCAAAATAATTTCACGGGAGCTGAGATGGTAAATAATCTTTGGCTCCCATTTATACACACTAAATAAAAAAACAAGCAATGGGAAGATTTAATCAATCAATCGACGGAGTATTCACTGATCTAGTAGAAGTGGGACAAATTCCAAGTTATGACAAGTTCGTAAACTATGGTAATGAAATTAAACCAAGTAAAGACCTGAAGAAATTCACCGTCGAGTACAAGAACCTAGTAAAGGTGTTTGGCCCTACAGTGGAGAAGTTGGCAACACTTGAGGAAATCATTATGCAAATGAGAGCAAAAGAATCAGTGGATGATATTAAGTTGTCCTTAGTAAGAGATTACTTATATGCTCGTTGTTCATTCTTCCGTCGTGGCAAGTTGTCTAAGGACATTCGTGTTATCGTGGACAAGGCTGAATTCTGGGAAGTACCTAATGTGGATGATCTTTTAACCAATAAGGACTTTATGGACAAAGCCGTTAGCAAACTTACAAGAGCAATGGACACTGAGATTAAGAACAATGTCTATGAGTATGGTAAAACTCAAGAGTTAGAAAATACTAAAAAATAATTAGTATATTCCAAATTAGTTTGTATCTTTACATCGAACAATAAAATAAACTGATATGAGTAAAATTAAATTAGGTAAGGAGGTTATGATATCCGACCCTTGTTATGTGGAACCTACTTGGTGTCAACATAAGCTTAAGAATGTATTACCTGGAGAGTACTCCGTGTATAACAAGTACTTCAACGCTGGTGATTGGGGCATAAGGAATTCTATGTTGATTGCGGTCCATCAGGATTACGAGATGGATGACAATCTAAGATGGAAAGAATGTGCTGGAGCTGTAGTGGGTGTTGACTCGGGACAGGCTGGAATATTTGACCACGCGTATTACAGGAAGGACAGTGTCTTCGAGAATCAGGAATCCAAATTCCTTAAGGAGTATGTGGTCCACAACAATGAGGGAGGAGAGATATGGTATGCACATATGTGTGACCGTACCTTAGGTGAAGAAGGATGGGGACACTTCGAACACGGAGTGGTATCTAGATCTGGATTCGGGGATGGTTCATATACTCTGTATGTTGCAAGAGTTAACCGCAAGGTGGTTGGTATCTGTATCGACTTCGAAGTTGAACCTGATGGTTCCACAATTGAATTTGATTTCTATAAGAACCAGGCTGTTTAGTCCTGGTTCTTCTTACTAACATCTAATCCAAAACAAATGAAAAAGTTCTTATTTAACTTGCACTGGCTGTTTGACTTCTATGTCATTTACTTCACCTATAATACTAGTAAGATTAAAAGGTACCACGAGTATATGTCCAAGAAGTATGGAAACAAATACACAGATTTATTCACGGGACCTGAGGAGGATTCCAAATAATGTTTGGCTATGAATGAACCAGAAATAACTTTAAAACCTTCACAGTGGCTGAATGCCGGTTGGATATTGTTTGGCCTTGCGGGCATAATGTTTGTCATCCCTCCACTTATAGCAATATGGAAGATAATAGAACTATATTGCCACAAGTATGATTTCTATGAGGATCACATTCTAGAGTCGAAGGGTGTCTTCACCGTCACCAGGAATGAGATTCATTATTTCAGAATCAAGTCCATCCAAATCGACGAACCATTCCTCTACAGGTTGGTGGACCTGTCTAGTTTGCACATTAAGACATCTGACCAGTATACGATGGAGTTCACCTTGAAGGCTATACCAGTAGGTAAAACTCTGGTGAACGATTTAAGGACTGTGGTTAAGGCAGAAAGAAAGGCACATAATGTGAGGGAGTTTGATATGTACGACCTATAAAATATATTTTAATGGAATTTGGAATTACAGATAATTTTGTTTATAATTTATATATAAACAAATCAGATTATGAAAAAAACAAACACTGGTCGTGCAACACAGGTAACTACCTACGTGCCGATCTCAGACAACATTTACCACGATGGGTATTCTTACCGTGTACGAGTAAGAGTTCAGGGCGAGACTGTAAGCAGAAACTTCTCAAGCAAGAGAAAGGCTGTAGCTTTCCGCAACGAATTGCTAAGAGGGTAATTAAAGACTTCCTTAAAAGAGGGCAAGGCCTGGGTGTGAAAGCGCTTGGGCCTTTTTTTTATGTCCCGTCAGTGTAAGACGACCCAGGATGGAAAATAATGTTTGGCTTTAAAATATTCTAAATATTTATAGGATATATGGAGAAACTAATATACCTTGTCGAGGAAAACGTTTTATTAATGAAGAGACTCGAGAACCTAACCGTGTATGACGGGAACAGGTTCCACCTAACCATCACCTGGGAACAGGATGGTCCTAATATGCACGGTGTAATACTCGGGACCATAAAGGTGGACTCACCTCAGATATCAGTGGATCTAATCGACGGTCTGATGAAGACAGCAGCCCAGTACTTGTATGACAACAATATTGACCCGACCGATAACATTACCTTCAGTGTCTCCAGGATATATATAATGTTTGGCCATAACAAGATTGATCTATTCGACTACATCCCACACAACCTGAAGAGGGACCTCATCGGTGACACCCCAACTATAAAAGAAGTAGTAGATGGACACTATGGTAATATCAACCCAGATCAACTACCAGACTTCAACAGTGAATATGACAAACACGTAGCTGTTAAAATAAAAAGATTACAAGCCGTCTTTAAAGTATTACAAAGGGGTACCTTTGAAGGTGAACCCTATAGACTTAAAAGTCACCCTGAGATAGTTGTTAACTCGGACGACAAGAACTTCACCGTAGGTGGTAGGGTTGTTAGTCCAGACTTTAAACTATCCATTACAGGTGAAATTGAATCTGGACCACAGACTGTGGAGTTCAGAAACTTCCTTAGAGAGAAATTCAAAAACCTTGGTATAACCGATTCTAACTTTATTTAGTTGGGTTAGGGTTTGGGGCCAAACATTATTCGTATTACAATGGTTGTTTAGACACCTATCATTTTAGTCAATAATGTTTGGCCCTTATCTATTGCGGTCCTCCCTCCGGTCGGACCTTCATCCCGTATTCTTGCCAAACAAGTTCACCCTGTATGACATCCCGTAAGTTGTTTGGCAAAAGTGATGTATGACTTGGCGGGGGATCTGTCGATCCCCCTTCAGGTAGATACTAGAACCTGGTCTATAGGGATATAATTATAAACCCATTATACTGGTGTATGACAAGGGGGATGTATGACATCGGGATGAAGGGAGGGAGACGAGAGTCTCCCGACCGTATAACCATTATACTATTATATGAACGGGTATAATCTGTATATATGTATGTATAAAAGTATACCCTTTATAGAAAAATATAAAAAACAGATCACGATTGACGCAGGGGTCAATCCCCATAGAGTTGCAACCAAAGTGGGAGAAGGTGGTAAATTGTGGGTGATATATACTAGAACCCAAAAACCGGACACAAAGTCACTTATTTATGTATATAAAAAGATCCCGACAAAATGTCACTAAAAAAACCCCTGTTTACGGGTATAAAAACGGGAATAAATTAGGGGTCATTTACATCCCGTTATAATCGGTCGGAGAACGATGTTCTCCTCCCTCAAAGATAGTAATTACTTCTTCTGTTTAAACAACTTTGTCCATATCTGACTACGGGGATTACCTAACTTCATCCCTATATACTTTCCAATAACTGAACCCAATATATAGAATACTACTATGGTAAAGTTTCCCTTTAGTAAATCATCTATGGCATAATAGGTAGACACAAGAGCCACCAAATTTAACCATACTGAATTTAAGAGTAGAGCCCCTATCTTATTCTGGTAGGTATACTTTATCTCTAACACCTTAAAGATGTTAAATAAAGTTTGTGATGTTAATACTATAAGTTCTTTATACATTTATCTTTTTTTTGTAACCTGTCAAATATACTACCCCCAATATCCGTGGGAATTTTTGAAAAATTCTGGGTTGTTTCTGTTTAGATATGACTTAATCATTATCTTGAACATCCATAATACTCCCTTGTTCTTGAACCTACGGGATGATGTATAGGTTCCCTCTATCTTGACTACCTTAAACTCTTTTGATGTCACCTTTTGTGATATCGAATAATCCTCAGCAAATAGGTGTTCAGGATTGTATCCTCCTACTGTCCAGTATGCTCCTGAGTTCCATAATTGAAATCCTCCCACTGCAAAGGGTGTCCCCATATACAAGGATAAGGTCTGGAACATATCAAATACTCTGAATACCCATCTATAAGGTTTATCTGTATAGAATGGAACTGTTACCAAATCTTTCCTGTGAGATAAACACTCTTCTATTATCTTTGGGTTGGTTAATAATATATCTGCATCCAAGAATAACATATACGGAGTTGTTACCAGGTTACTTCCGTTTAATCTTCCTTCTGATGGATATCCTCCTTTGATTACTTCTATATCCAATATATGTTTGAAGTCTACTTGTAATCTCTTTATCCATATCAATGAATCATTATCGTCTGATATATCTGCTATGATTAATCTTACCCCTGAGATGTGTTTTTGTCTTGATATGTATTGAATACAATTATATAAGATTATTCCCTCATTTTTGGATGGGATTACTATTGTTAACCTCTTACGCAATGACCGTATATTCATCGTTATTATATATTATATAACTGTTATTCTCAATCCAATCCCCGCAGTTCAGATATCTGATGCCATCTATTTGTTTGTCGTCAGGATGATGTATATGTCCACACATTACCGTTGTACAGTTATGTTTCATCCCCTGTCTCACTATCTCCTGCTCGAATGATGTCATAAACTTCACCGCCTCCTTCACCTTATCCTTTAGATATTTGGATAATGATCTCTTATACCCCCACGATTTGAGTCTCCTGTCAATGGATATCGCCATATCATATCCGATACTACCAAGAACTCCGAGCCACTTCAACTTAACCACACCATCATATAAATCCCCGTGGGTAATGTAGGTATTGTTATAGACATACTCATTATGAACCTCTATGTTCCCGAAAGATAACTCAAGGTAATCCCTCATAAACTCATCGTGGTTCCCAGGAATATAAATTACCTTTGTCCCGTTCTTTGAATACGATAGAATCTTCCTCAGCACATTCGTATGTGACTGCGGCCACCTGAACTTCCTCTTTAGTAACCACCCGTCAATGATGTCCCCAACCAAAAACAAATACTCTGGTTGATACATCTTCAGTACCTCCAACACCTCTGTTGCATTGGAACCCTTTGATCCCAAATGAACGTCCGAAATAAATAATGCTTGTATCTTCATCCCCATAAATATCCTTCCCATCTCACGGGACACATTAATTTTCTATTATTCTTATTTGAATAACACCCTTATCATATCCTTTGCACGATTTAAACAGTCAGTCCAATTGTTCCCCTGGGATATGACATTCCCCGTCTCTAGGTCAAAGATATACCATATGTCACCTATCTTACACTTACCCCCTTTAATCTCAGGTACATTCGGTGCAGGTCTAGTCGTGTTAATGGTTATCCTTTTGGAATCTACCTTTATCCAATTCCCATTTAAAAAAAGATTCCTTTTCTTGTTAGATTGTCCAGTCATATATTAGTTTCATAATGTTTCTTAGATGGATATAGTTCTAAAAATTTTTGTGTTGTGATTAATTCGTTTCTTTTTGATTTGTGATGAAAAACTCTATAATGATTCACCACACCATCAACCTCAATAAAAAAGTTTAATGGAGTTTCATTTTCAACTAAACACCCATAACAATGAATTTCGTTATTAGAATTGTGTTGAATTCTTATGTGGTGGTGCCAATCTTCAACCTCTAATTTGTCTTTTTTGTTATGTGGATTCAACATTTTATTATTATATATCATATACCCATCAACAGTAAACCATCTTTTTGGTTTTGTCTTTGTTGGTTTTTGATTCAAACTTATTGGGTTAAATTCTTTCAAATATCTACTCAAAATGTACATATCAAATATACCACCATTTCTACTTCTAAATTTTTCCAAATAATCATAATCATTTTCTGAGAATAATTCGTGTTCACTTAATCCATATTTCGTTATCATATGTTTTTTTAATGGTGAATCAATAAACTGATAAAATTTCCCATCCCATTCTATACCTTGCTGTCTTGTTTTTAAGTCCCACTTAAAGTGTTTCATATTATTACTAAGGGTATAATCATAATCCACAGGTATAAGATAAGGTGAAAATCTGTATCCCCAATGGTACCCATCTCCTTTCCAAGTCCTATATGCAATGTACATCGAATTAGGGGTGTTTAAATATTTAATCGGTAGAAAATCAATAAATTCTGCCAATTTTTTTTCGTCAGCAAGTAGAGTTTTAGGAATTAATAATGCACCTAACCCCGCAAACAATGATGTTTTTAAAAATGACCTCCTATCCATTTAATGAAGATTTTACTGACTTCCAAAAATTTAAAACTATGTCATATTGAGTTTGTTGATTTTCAGGGTCAGTTATGTAATTTTCAAATATCTTTATCTTATTCTCAATTATACTTACATCACCCTGCAAATATGTTCCAACTTGCATCATTGGTAAGTTATCCCCATTGATAACATATTCTTCGTGAAACATTTCAATAAGAATCATTAGTTTTTTTCTGGCAGAATTAAAATCCCCACCTAAATCAAACTTCTCAATTCTTTTTCTAAATTTACTTTTAGGATTAATAACCTTACCACCAATATATTCAGTAGTTCTTTTCGATGCAGTGTTACCTATTCCTCTAAATAAACCCCATACAAACGCGTTACCCATTTTGTTAGCCATAATATTCTTATTTTTATAGTACAAAGATATGGATTATTTGGAATATCACAAAATATTTTATAATATTTTTAAAAATAAATAAACCCATTGAAAACCAATGGGTTATGATACCAACTTCCGACTTTGGCGGTGTTTTACTTCCGAGTTTGTCATTTAAATTGTTTCATTGTCTCTTATTACTCCTCTGAATATTAGTGGTCTATCCTTTGGCATATCATCAAAATTATCTTCGTTGTAATGTATCATATCACTTATGTTTGTGTTGTCCACAAATTCATATACAAATATAATCTTATCTCTACTCATTTCCATAAAATGATTGTATGAATTAATATATCTATTTGTAACTGTCACCGTCATTGTCTTTAATTCCTCGGTATAAAAATTTCCATCCCATCTATTTTCCATATAGAATATTACACCCACAGGTCTATACATCCATTGTAATTGGCCAAGGTAATCACTCCTCAAATACCATTTTCTCTTTATATTCTTTTGGAAGAACTTGAATGGTCTAATCATTTCTAAATGTTAAAGTTGTGTCAGCATTGGTATGGAATACTTCTCCTACCATATCTTCATTCCATTTACATTGTTCATAAATAATATGATTAATCTCCGCTTCAACATCAATACTCATCCAAGCACCCGCTGCAAGTTCTTGTATATATCTTCTTATTGTTACACTATTTGTATGAACCGCAACCTCATCAATCTTCCTTCTAATATCATAATCACTATAAGAATTATATTTGTCTCTATATAATTTAGTCATAATGATAATCAACATATTTTTAACTCTATCATTATCCATTAAATTATTATCCTGAATATATTTGTATGTGATGTCTAATACACCAATCAATAATGGAACATTTGTTGCATCATCTAACAAACCGGTTAGTTGCCAATTTATTTTTGTTTCGTTTGATCTAAAAAATTTGAAATCCTTTATCATTATACATTATTATTTCGTTCATACATCGTAACTCCCTCTCTCCATAATTCATACTCATATTCTTCCACAAGTGGATTGTATGGTGACTCTAACGAACGACTATTACGGTAACAATCAAATGCATCATAATATCCTTTTGTGTATATGTTTCTATCCTCAGGACTTAAACCACTATATCTATTGGGTATAGGAACTTGTTTCTTTGCGAGGAACTTAAATGTTTTCATTATTTTTTTATTTTAAAGAAATTAACTATTCTATCTGTGAAAGGTAGTTTATTCTTCTTTAACATCTCTTGATATTCCACCACTTCAATCGCCTCACTCATTAAGATTGGGGTTCCTCTTCTTACCTTATCAGACAATTCTTCAAGACGTTTGTCTGTGAGTGTTTTTCTAAATTTCATATTATTTAATTTTGTTTTCAATATTTTTATTATGGAGTTCAACAAAATACTCTGCAATATGTTTATGTAACTCCCCAGACCCAACTATCCAATATTCATCTTGACCCCCGTCATCAAAAAGTATGGGTTCAATAGGTTTAATCGTTCTACACCAACATTTTTCTCCTTGATTACAAGTTCCTATTTGCCATTTTACGGTTAAAGATTTTTCTTCCGCTTCTTCAAATTTCATATTATTTGTTTTATATTATATCAGGAAAATTATACATATAGTGGTCTGGATAAATTGTTTGTCCTTCCACTGTGTTCCCTTCTTCAATACTTCTAAACAACATAACTTTATATGGCTGCGGCAAAATAGAATCGTATCTTTCTTCGGACACATCAAAGAATACAAATTCATCTGTGTTATAGAATTCAGGATATGTTTCATCTATTGGTGGGTTAGGATTTACATTACGATAATTCATTTCTACTCTATCACTCCACCTCAGAAACCCTCTATTCCACAACTCACACCATTCAGCAGCCATACGATCATCGACAATACCTTCATATGGATTGATGGTGATATTATTACGTCCAGCTTCCCACCCCTCAATGTATGTTTCAATACGTATTAAGGTTCCACCTCTCAAATCCTGTGGTAACATATTCCAATGACGATTCGATATTCCATATGGTGGATCTATTCGTACTGGTAATGTATACTCATCACTATATGTGTATCCGTTAAGTAGTTTAAATGGTTTTATCATACGTATCTTATTGTTGATGTTCCATCTAAATATTCATTTAAAAAATCTTCCATAAATCCAATTACCTGTTCATTACATATATAATTTCTATATCTATATTTTAATTCATCTATCATTGCTCTAACGGATAATTCATCCATATCACCATCGTAAATTAATTCTAATTGTGTATTTTGAGCTCCTACATAAAAACCAAGATGTTGTGTAGGACCAGAAAAAAAATATGTTGGTGGTTCGTTTGAAGTTATTACCTCAACAGGTACACCTCCAACCAATAGGTCGTAGTGATATAATCTTTTTGGTCTCCCCTCAAAAAATTTAAATTGGTTTACCATCTTCTTCCCACTCTTTAATGTTTCTTAATATTGTTTCCGTTAGTTCTTTTGTTTTATCATCCAATAGTTTCATCATCTCAATATCTTTTGGGTTTGTTTCATCCCACGCAGCTTCTTCTCTCGCACCTGATTCGTGAATAACATTATTAATCATAAACCAACAGGACATTTTAATTCTTGTTTCCAACGATGTTTCTTTTAACAATTCACTTATAGTGTTTGATAAAATCTTTCTTGCCTTTGCCATATTATCCTCTTCTTTGTAAATTAATTAATGGGACACTTACTCTATAATTTTCAGTATTCCCGTCTCTTGTAATTAAATAAACTATGTGAAACATTCCACCAATATTAATTCCACTTACAATCTTTAATATTATTACCTCACCATTTCTTTCTTCTATAGAAGTTTCATATCCTCTCCAATTTATATTTCGTCTCATTTTAGTTCTTACACGACTGATAACAAATCCATCATAAAAAGTTTGTGGTATTGGAACTTGTACATAACCTGCTGGTATATATTCTGGACTTCTCATTATTTGTTGAACTCTATCTGATAACTCACTCAATCTCACTCCACCATACAAGTCGGGATTAATTGTTCTATCATAATATCCACCTCGTGGTGTTGATACAACTATGGCACTATTTGTCCCCCGTAAAAATTTAAATGGTTTTATCATCTTCTTTTAAATTTAACTTGATGTAATAACATCATTGGTACGAATACCCAAGCAACTAAAGCCGCGGGAACGGTCTTAGCAATCACTTCGAGTAAAGTGAATTCATCTTTGTCTTCATATCTTCTCTCCGATGGATGTTTGATCATCCAATATACACCATATATTGTTGTTAGTATCCAATAGATTAATAATATTACCATACGTTTAAAGTTTTATTCTACCATATAATATCTCGACCGTTTATATTCTTTTCTATTCTGATATGAGTCCTTCCAGTTCTGAATAATTTGTTCCGCTTGATATTTTTGTTGAAATGGATATGATCCCGATTCCCATACTTTGAAAGGTAATGGAAAATAGTTAGTATTATACCACACTTTTTGTTGTGGTAAATAATACGTTGTACCTTCGTAAGTCCACGTTTGGATACGATACTTTGGTTTTCCTTCTAGTGTTGTTACTCCCAACAACATTAGTACTATAATAAGTCTTTTCATTATTAGATACAATATAAATAATATTTCTTATAATATAAAATTATTTACCATATACTTAAAATTTTAGATAGAATGAGAATTACAACAAATGTTATGATGGTTGCAATAACAGTTATAGGTAGCGCTTGGTCACTATACAATGATAACTTTTGAAAGAACATCTTAACCCTCGTCCACCACTTCGGATTAACAGTTGTTACTCTTGTTGCTTGGAACAATCTAATTTGATTTCTTAGTCTTTCACTTTCGGCCAACATATCTCTGTTCAAATTATATTGTTCTTGTGTGATGGTACCGTTAAGTATTTGTGTACGATTGTTATCTTCAGTTACTATATCTCGTCTAATGAGCGCTCTTTCTAATGTAAACCTTTCGATTTCATCGGTAGCATTGTGAAATCTATCATATAATTCACGGTCGGTATGGTATAATCTTCTTCTACCCATATAACCTTCAGGTGTATCGGCGTTGATATATGTTCTTGGATGATGGTAATTGATTACCTCTTGAACAAATCTTTGACCGTCATTTAATGATGCGGTTGCTCTAGTCTCTCCTTCATAGAGATCTAATGTTCCCTTAACTTCCTTCTGGAAAAATTTGAATGGTTTCATATTATTTTTTTATTCGTCGTCACCTCCGTTTTCATAACATCTCTCACACATACCATTAATTGACATTCCACTACCAATTGAACCGCAGTCTCTTCCACATATTTTGCAGAAACCCGCCCTAAAAAAATTGATTACCTTTTTCATATTATTTTTTATATTTTCTTAATTTACATTTTTCATCCCATATCAAATATCTTATTTGTAAACTCTTAAAGAAACCTTTGGTTTCAGTTAATAAAGTTTGATAATAAATGATTTTCTTTTGGATTAGTCTTTTTGCCATTATCTTCGGTTTAGTTGTCTACCCGCAGCAGACGGTGTGGTTAAGTAATAATCATAGTGCATCACACAATGTCTTTGATTTTCTTGAATAACATAATTGAAATGATTATACTTCATTTCTGTTACGGTACAATAATAACCACGGAAAATAAATGTTGAACCAACTTGTAGTTGACATCTATTTTTATATGGGTTTCGTTGAAAAAATTTAAATGGTTGCATTATGGTGTGATATAAAAAAATAATGAATCGAACTTTGAATGTGCGAGAAAGTAACTACCATCTTTACATTGATACAGGTTAACTGGTCTACCGTTTACTCTATCAGTGAAACGATACCCAATATAGGATGCGAATAATCTTTTAATCATAATACTTCAGTTAATATTCTCCAGTCTTTTAATATGTTACCATCGAAGGTAACCTCAACAGGGATACCTTTTAATTTATCAACACTGTTTACTTTTGCCTCTTTCAATAATTTGGATACAAATCTCATTGTATCATCAAATCCTTTGGTTCTATCTTCTTCAGTCCATTCGGTATATTCACTACGTTTAATCATTTCTGGGTCCCAAGCACCTTTGAAATCACCAACGCCCCAACTACCATTACCAAGTGTAACCGATAGACCAATACAAGCGTCTTGATAACCTCCGTGTCCGAATCTAACTGATTCGATTTTTCCTAATTTCTTTTCCATATTTAAATTAAACTATTTGGGTAATATAATAATGTTGGGTTCTTCTTTTGAATATCAATGTCTGGATACTCTTCTTTGAATTTCATAACGTCAAATCTTTTAGTAATAAGATGATGACCATTCTTAGTTGGGATGATTGCTTCAACCTTTGGCCCAACACTATATCCCGTTGGTATTCCTACTTTATCAAACTCAACTTCAGTGATTGGTTTACAATTATATTCGATATGTGCAACCATCAATGGTGATGGTGATGTCATTCCGTCAACATCAATAATCCATCTCTTCTCACTCGTTTTAATTTGACCCACAACTGAATCGAATAAACCTTTTTGATTGTGTTGTCCATTTTGAATGCGTTGAGCTAATAACACCATCATATTCAGCGACACATCAAAATGATTTTGTTTCTGAACGTGAATGTATGCTCTTGCTTTAAACATCTCACATAGTTGTATAATCTCATCATACCTACGTTCCAGGTGTTCAATACTTTCAACACAATATGTTTTAATTGTTCTAACTGACTGGTGATTATCTTTCTCACCTTCAGGTTGATCCTTCTTACGTTTGAATACGTACAGCATATAAAAATCTCCAGCGTTGGAGAAATTTAATAGGGGTTTAATAAGTTCAATATTGTTTATCATATCAGTGGTTCGTCATCAATTTTATAAATTTGATATTGGTCCGATTCTTTTTCATCTGCTCTACTTTTTATAAATTCTAAGGTGTCCTTAGCATTTTTCATATCTCCATAGAAAACGGTGGTATGAAAGGTGTAACAACATAATTGAGTCTCTTCTTTAGACCACCTTCTAGCTATAACGTAATTGAATTGTTCCATTTTTTTCTTTAATTCATTTTCTAGTTCCGATACTCTCCTCTCTAGTTGAGCAACTCTTGAGACTATATTATATTTTGAATCTAATTTAAGGTCTCTATCACTCATTCGTTTTAATATTTATTCTTATCTGATTTACCTAAATGTGCTCGACCTTTAATTGTTCCAGTAAAGTTGTCCTCTTCAATATTTCTATCGACAATCAATGAAGTACTGTTAAGACTTACCATTTCTTGAAGTGTCTTCTTTGCAATTGAGCCAGCGTACTTTCTTTTGTTTTTGGTGTTGTCAGCACCTAACAACGGTGCCTCAAATTCAACCTCTACTTCCAAACTAATTGTATATTTGAATAACATATGTTTAATTTATTAGAGTCACTTCAACTCCTTTTAATTTAATTGGTTTCTCTGTCAATCCAACAAGAATATCTATTCGTTTCTTATGTCTCTTGTTCATTACATCTTTAACAGTATAAACACCATTATACTTTCCCGCCTTTCTAATCCTAACCTTCTGATTGAATCTCCATTTACGTTTTAAATCTCTAGAAACAGCAATGATTTTGTGTTTCTTCGGATTATCAAGATCAATTTTAAAACCAGATGCGGTGATGTTTGGAGTTGAATCGGTCTCACCTTCAATAGGACTGTACGTTGTTAAAGTGACAACCTCAACATCAATCTTTTTAACGATTGAGGTTACATATTTAAAATCTCCACTCAATTCACTATCTCCAACTACCTTAGGAAAAAACGCTAATATTAATAGTATATTTTTCATAGTATAAAGGTAATGTATATTTTAGGATATACCAAAATATTTTAAGAATTCTTTGTCAAACCCTCATAAATACCTTGAGAGGTTGACGCCGCGAGTATCAGATATACCACTTTAGTAACCCAATGCCACGTGAATAAATCAGGTTCGTTTGATATGAACCAAAATACCACATACCATATTCCAGACCCAAAACCAATGGATAATATTAATACTATTATATCTTTTATTAGTTTCATAATTAACCGACGTAAAATTCTTCTATTAAGTTATCACCTTTAAATTCTTTTCTAACTAAGTAACATTCTGTTTCAGATGACTTTAGGTTCTTTAATTTTTTTTCCGCATCATTAAGTGATTCACATTCAACAACTTCTTCACCCAAAACGATTTCGTATTTTAATGTAATTTTCATATTTTTTTATTCGTAACTTTCTCTATCAATATTGATAACGTAAGGAAATCTAGGTATACCATCTGGTGTTAAATTAAAATATTTAACGGTTGCAGTTTTACCAATAAGTTTGTTTTTATCTTTTAATAAATGACTCCCTTCCTCCCAAGAACATTTGACATTCGATTTAAATCGTTTATCATTTCTTTCAAATACCATATAACCAACCTGTCCACTCTTATTCCCTTCACCCTCAACCACATCTAAAATCATATACTCTTCATCAATAAACGATTTATGTTTGAGTAAAGACTTACTACGTTTATTTTCATAGTGAGAATCAACACGAAGTATTTGTCCTTCATAACCATACTCTACATACTTCTCATAAAGTTCCATAACTTTATTCTCATCACCAACTGGATGGGTTGTAACGAACTCACAAGTGGATGGTAACTTAACACCATACAACGCTCTGAATCTTTCAAAGAATGTTCCACCTTGTGATGGGAAATCATAAATATGATATTTGATTACTCTTGAACACTCATCTAAATCTTCTTGTGTTGGTTTAGTTTTCTTAACTAAGGACACAATCTTATTGAAGTCATTAGCGAGTTTATCACAATACAATTCGCCATCGAATATGTGATCAGGATTCTCATCAAACAAGAACTTCATTGATTCAAAGACGTGTGGTGCGGATACTATTTCTTTACCATTTCTACTCCACATACCATTAGACTTAACGATACAACGAATACCATCTAACTTTGGTTGTGAGAATATTGGGTAACTAACTTTATCTTTGTAGTCTTCCCACTTGTTTGCCAACATTGGTTCGAAGTATTGTTTCCCATCAATTGAATTGATATTTTCAAAATAACCTCGTTCAAGTTTAATCTTTCTCTTAGCGTGGGATTCAGCAACTGCTTGTTCCTCATCTGTTGTTTGATTAGACTTACCAGTGTTCTTACCTTTACATACTGTCCACTCACTAGTAACTTTTAATCCATCTGTTTGTCCTGAAATTGTTCGGTGTTTATTACCTTCAACTTCAATTGTCCACTCTTGAATTTTGTTACCTTTGGTCTTCTTGTATATTGTTTCTAATTTCATATTAATCGTTTAGTGAACCCCATTGATGAACGAATGCACTTGCAATTCCATCGAAGGTTCTGTTACGAATTCTTTCTCTTTCTTTTGGATCTTTGGATGCCGCTTCAGCATACCACTTAGACATTCTCTTACCACTTTTGTATGTGATAAATTCACCCTTACCGACAATCTTAGTTGGTGTTAGTAATGGTAAACCTTTTAACCATAAACAAGTACTCTTACTTGCCTCGTGTCCGAATTGCCAAGGATGAACAACTTGATTGGGTTTTCTCCATATAGTACTCATCACACCAATAGGATTCTCAATCGCGATTCTTGGTATCGGTGCGTTAGATAATGCCATAAAGAATTCAATACCTTCCTTTCTATGTTGTTGTCTATCTGGAAACCTTGGATGTGGTCTACGTTCTGATGTTGGTAGATGTCCATCTTCAGGATGGTAAAACCATTTGTTACCTGTTACAGTTAAGTAAGTACAAGGTGGATGAGCAATCATTAAGTCCCAACCCTGGTCTAAAATATCTAAGACATTTCCTTGGTAATGTTTACCTGGAGTTTCTGATGGTTCGAGATCACAAGACGTTGCGTCGTGTCCCATTTTTGTGAACCAATCTCTAACGGTTCCACTAAATTCACAAGCTATTAATACTTTCATAATTTATTTTAAATTTGACATATGTTCTATGTGTTTATCACACTCTTCAATTTTCTTAATCATTAAGGTACGAACAACTTTACCAAGCATAGAATCATCTTCAGTGGATAATATTACTGAGGATGGTATTGTTATAGATTTCTTAGCCTCTTCGGATAACCGAATAGTTTCTTTTCTATAATAATCTCTATCTTTATTCATTGTTAATCTACTTTATGGAAGGTCATTTCTTCAACTGGATAACAGTTACGTAAAGCTAAAACAAATGTTTTCAAATGATTGACACAATCATTATCAGCTCTAAGTGCCGCCTCTGTTAAATTGTTATTCACTACTGCTTGAGCGAAATCTCCACCCATATATCCCACACCATCTCTTGTTCTCATTATCGAAACGATAACGTCAATGATGTGATTACTTGCTTGGATGTTGTATCTCTTCAAGAAATTTTCTGCCGCCGGATAGTATAATTCTTCTGACATATTAAATTGATTTATATAAACGTTTGTGATTATAAAGTGCTACTGGATTTTCTTCTGCGATTAATCCATATTCATTTCTTACCTTATCATAAATTGATTCAGTATCTTCATTGATGTGTTTTGCAATGATGTTAACAAACCCATAGTTAGATTCATCAACCACATCTTGTGGTGTTCCAGGTAAACCACAGTAACTCGCCTCACCAACTTCGCTGATGAACATCCCACTATAGAATCCCTTCAAACGAAATCCGTCTACGAACTTATCGGCGTTACACCAAATGAATACTGAGTTATCTTTCTTCGATAACAATGGAACCATCGTGTTATCTATAACATAAGCGGTTCCCCATTTTGTAGATGAATTTGAGTCTGTGAATTGACCAACTGAGAATAATCCTCCAGGACTGCCGTGTCCCATCATCATTACCCTATCGTGTTCCTCAATGAGTTTTTTAACCTCATCTTTTGTAACTCCACCCGTGATTACTGTTTTGTTTGGAATGGACTCGTAGACAACATCTAAAAACGATGTGCTTGGGTCCGATGGATGTATTATTAATGTTTTCATATGACAAAGATATGTATTTTTTTGGAATATACCAAAATATTCTAAATAATTTTAGAATTTACTTTTTCTACTATGTTTTTGTAATCTTCCATATAACCATCTTCGAATTTAGAACGGTCATTAAAGGTCTTAATTGAATGAAGTACAGTGGTATGGTCTCTACCATTTAAAAACCCGCCAATCTCAACTAAACTGTATTTAAACTCACTTCTCATCAGGTTACAGAACATATGACGAGCGTCAGATACTTCACGCTTATTGTATTTGCGTATAATGTCCTCAACTGAAATAGAGTGGTACTCTCCCACTATCTTTAAAATTTCGGTATGGGAGATTTTAGTTCTTCTAGACTTTGTAAAATTTTTGGGGATATCTTCTTTTTTGATACCAGGGAAAACGTAAGGGCTAATCCTTCCTTTCATATTTTGTTATTTTAAACAAACATACGAATATACTAAATAACTACCAAATATTTCTAGTATTTTCCTGTAAAATATATGTAAACCACTTCTGGAATCTTGGTACAAATTGTTTCATTACCTTGACCGTCAGAACAAGGGATAGACGGTAAGTCTTTAACGTACTTACGTAGTTCTCTAGGTGCTTTCTTCAACCTATTAACCACACTTTCCCTCGAGTATAATTTATCAGAATCGTAATGTTCTTTGATTAATGAGGTATATTGAGATTCGGATATTACTATTTTCATACTAATAAATATCCGAATCTTTATTCTTTTTATTATCTTTCATTTCTAAAATCGAATGATCCAGATCTAACTTGTTGAGGTACGGGTTCCGCCATATCCATATCCATAGGTTGTTCCGTTGATATTAATTCATCTATTTGTTCTTGTTGTAATCCTAAATTATCCATAGCATCAACTAATCTACGAACACCCATAGGTTCTTCTGAACGTTCCTCCATCACACCAACTTCTTCTTCAACGTTTCTCTCAATACCTCTTCTGATACGATTAACTCTTTCTTCCGAAATAGGTTGAGGTACATCTATTGGGTCCATAATTTTAAACCCACCAAACTTAGATAAAAATTTATCTTCAACCTCCCTATCTTTGTCAGATAAAAGAAAACGATTTGTCTTAGGTTTATTATCCATAGATTCAACACGGATAACTTTTAATAATTCATTTGGTAATTCACTTTGTAGAGAATCTATACGAGCATCCTTTTGGTTCCACCAAGAGAATTCAGGATCGTTCTTATCTAATGAACGAAAACTTGCAACTTTATATCCACTCTTCTTATTTAAACAATAAATTAACACTCCTCTAGATGCGTACTTTGTGAAATATTCTGGATTACTTTCAGTAGTTGTACACCACTTAGTATTTGAACCGTACTTCTTAGATGCATTGAATGTTAATGGTCTAATAAATAACCACTCATCGTCTTCGTAAACTAATTTTATTTGTTTCTCCAAATCTTTACCTTGAGCAACTATGTCGGCGATACTAACAGCGTTGTTTATCTCGTCAAAGCTTTGATAAGTCGATACATCGTTTTGTTTAATTAAACCTCTTTCATTATATTCACAGAACTTTTGAAAGGTTTTAATGTCTGAAGTGTTAAACATACCATCAACTATACGATAGAACAATACTAATTGTAAATCTGATATACTATCCAATTCACTTTTTTGAATTCCAAATTGTTCTTGTAAGTGTATTTTAATATCATTACAATGTTCTGAAATGTTAGGGGTCTTCTTCATAATCCTCAATAACGTCTCAGTATATTTCGTTTTCTTATCCGGACAGAATAAAGAAAACAATTCAAACATATTAAGATTGAATTCTGGATTAACTTTTAGTTCTTTTGTTCTAGACATAATTGGTGTTTTTATTAATATATATAATTATTTTGGGAATCCCAAATATTAATAGAATTTTCTTAAAACTTCTATAACATCCCAAGCATCTTCAAGTGCGTTGTGAGTTACAATACCATCAACGTTTGCACGTTCCTTACATTGAGTAAGGTTCGGTAATGATTTATCGTTTGTCCAATCAACCATTAAGATTGCAGGATCTAATACTCTTTGACGAGTACGGATTAATTTTTGCCACCAAGGAAGTTCTTGTAAGAATAACTTATCAAATGTTCCAAAGTTTTTACCGGCAACATTTAATGTAATCGGTTTAGTTTTACCATCAATGACGGGTGTTAATTTTCCATTCACGTGAGTTGATGGTGAATCCAAATGTGAAAATCCATTACACCAAAGAAACTTATAGAATTCTTTAATCACATCTTCTTTCTCATAGAAACTATAATCGGTATGTGTGTCCATTAAAAATCTAGTGTCATCAGTACCTTCAAGGTATTCACCAATCATTGCAATGATTTCTTTGTTCATCGTGATTGCTCTTGGTGAACCTGTGATTTCATTTTGAAGAACAATCGCATTAAACTTAGGACACTCTTCGTATGGTAATTTCTTTTCAGTATCTTCGATAATTGCACCGATAGATAATACTTTGTGTTTCTCAGAATCTAATCCTGAAGTTTCGATATCAACGCTAACGTAGACCATTTTACTTTTTTTTAAAATTATTAATTAAACATTTCATCTTTACCAACAGCATCGTGCTGTTTCACTAACTCGTTTATCCTACTCTCAATTCTAATTTGCAATGCACCTTCCAAACCTTTATCTTTCCAATTGGTTTCAAAATAAAATCTCGCCATATTAAATTTTAGTTTAACTTGGTGAAGTTCAAAGCCTGGAATCATAATTAAATCTTCCATTTCTTTATCCAAGTAATCGGTTACTTCTGGAATGTTAAAACCTAAACCATACCAACTTTCGGGGATGTATGGTTTGTACTTCTCATTAAATTCATTTGATGTCATAGTCCTAATTTATTAAGTTGTTTAATTGTATCTTCAGCTGAAGTATGTAAAATACCAATACCCCCCGCTTCAATCCATCCATTTATATTATCAACTCTATCGTCAATAAGAATGTTGTTAGGACCTGCGAAATCTTTCTTATGTTTAGCACTTCTAAGAATCAATTTAACACCAGGTAATTCTCTATAAACCCAGTCAAATTTAGCTACCCTCGAATCTTCCTGACGAGATGGTGCTGAAAGTAATTTTGGATTATACTTTTCAATATAAGACCACAAGTCTTTCCCATCTTTCATCCAACCAAGGTTAATCCAAAAATCATAACCCGCTGCATTGATTGGGTCCCAAAAATCGGTGTCACTTCTATGTGAACCATCTAACTCGTGACCTGTAAGTTCTAAGTACCCCTTGTCAAAATCAACAAGTACCCCATCCATATCACAATATATTTTATACTCTCCCATAATATATGTTTTGAGTACAAATATAAGATATTAATTTGAATATACAAAAAAACCCCAAAAAAATTTGGGGTTTTATAGGAAATAGTTGAAATATCTTTATTTTGTTTTAGCAACAACCGTTGGGTTATCACTTTTTGCATTGTCTATAACGTAATATTCACCATTCTCATCCTGACCTATGGTCAATTCGTGATCGTCAGCTCCTGGTAATTCTTCAGGTTGGATTTTAGTATCGAAGTCGTCAAACTCTTGAGATTCCTTTAGGATACCCTCAACAATTCTAGTGATATCGGTTTGTTTTAATTTAATAACTTTGGCCATAGTTTCTTTTATATATAAATATCAGGTTATTTGGTTAAGATTTCTTACGATCCAAACCTTTCTTTTGATTCAATTTACGGGTGGCTTTAGCCATTTTCTCCCTATTTTTTTGTTTCTTTTCACTTTTTGTCATATTCTTAAATATAAGAAAAATAAAAAAGGGACACCTTTCGATGCCCCTTTGGTTTTCAGGGATTTATATCTTAATTAATTCCTTTAAATATTTGTGGAACTGTACCATAAACTGGTAACTTACCATCCCATTTATTAATGAACTCCAATTGTAATAGCATTGGTGTAATGGTCTTTTGTTTTAAACTATTAGCCTCAGCTTCAGCCTTAGCGGATGTTAACATTGCCTCAGCGTTACCTTGTGCGGTTGCCACTTTAATCTTAGCTTCAGCCTCAGCTTGTTTAACTTTATTTTCAGCCATCAACGCCCCTTGAACGGCATTGTTCTTTGCTTCAATTGCTCTCTTAAATGTTTCAGGGTAAACTAAGTTAGATGTCAATTGATTAATGATGAAACCTTCAGGTAATAAACTAGCATCCAATGTTGCTCTTACTTTTGTTTCAAACAATTGACGGTTACTGATTAGTTCCTCAGCCGTATAAAAGTTAGCGGTCATTCTAAATGCGTCATAAATGTTTGTCTTTAAAAACCCATCTTCAATCTCACCTAAACTTCTACGGTATTTGGCAAAAATCGATGGAACCTTATCTCTCTTTACAGAATAGTTAATGATTGGTGAAATGTGAAATTCACTACCATCTTTTGAGTTAACAATAAATGCGTTCTCACCACTATATTCTTTATGTTGAATGTAAGTTGGGAACTCATAAATGTTATGTGTAATTGGATTAAAAAATACCATACCTGTTACTTCAGTAACATCACTAACCCCTTTGTTATCACCATAAAGGTTTACCTTAACACCTACGTGTCCAGCGTCAATTCTCTCACAAGAGAAAAATAAAAATACTAATGTAAAAAATAACCCTACTCCAATTAAAATACTTCTCATAATTTGTTTTTGTTTTTGTTTTTGTTCTTGATTAAATTCTTCTTCTAAACGATTTAATTGTTCGTCTGTTCTTCTATTTCCGTAAGCATCAAAACGATTATCATACCTATTAAATGCTTCCATATTATTTATTTTTTGGCTTCTTTCTTGTTTTCACAAATGGTTCCTCACTTTTAGTTTTGGAAGCTTGTTTGGGATTTCTTTTCTTTTTAATTATTTCTTCCTTGGGTACATAATCGTATTCAGTTTCTCCTGGTGGGATTACCTCATCTTTATTTGAAAAAAACTCAAACAGATCTTTCCATTGAATGAAATGATAAACAAACAATACTGAGAATATACCAACTAGTGCCGCCAAAATATTGGTGTACGAGTCTGCGGTAGTTAATCCTGGAAATACGATATATTCGAACACGATTACGACTCCGAATATTACTCCAACAACAGCCAAGACACTTTTGTCGAATACTTTTTTTAATGTTTCTTTCATTTGTTTTAAATTTTACCCCATCCGGATTTTTCCATACAAATTAAACGATATTGTTCAACTGTTCTAAGGAAGTTTATTAATTTTTTCATAGTATTAAAATATAAATAAAATTTTTTAAATAAAAAAATATTATCCAACAATTCCTTTCATATCATCTGTGTGATGATCTAACGGTCCTAACTCTGAACCGATTACAACTTTTTTCATCGGATTAATAATCTCACGATGTAAATCATAAGGTCTAAATTCTGGATGACCATCCATACCTACATCCATTCTTCTACCATTGGTAATCTTTTGTGCGTGTGGTAAGTGACAATGTCCGTGTAGCATTATTCTACCTTTACGTAAACCATTCCAAGATGATATTGGATAGTGCATACACTCCAACGTTTCACCCATATAGTTTACTTGTAGGAACCATTGAACACTATTGAATAAACTTTGACAGTTCTCTCTGTTCCTATCAATGTGATGATCGTGGTTACCTAAGATTAAATGAATCTCTTGACATATGATTCTATCTCTTAACAATTGAATGTTTTCAAATCCACCGAATGACCAATCCCCAAAATGAATCAACACATCTTCTTGACCAACAACCTCATTGATGTTGTTAACAATGGTATCATTCATCTTATCTAACGTTGGGAAATCCCTTGTTTGATTTTCCGGAATATCTCCATTAGCTAATCTCCAATTAGTTGTTCCACGACATATGTTTCCGTGACTGAAATGGGTGTCTCCCGTTACCCAAACTTTTCTACTATCTTCTATCTTTATCATCCTCTAAAAAATTTAAAATCTTTTTTCTTATCCGGTCTTCTATTTGGTGGTTCTATTCTTTCTATTGCAGACCTAATTGCCGTTTCTCTTTCTGATTGTGCTTGAGTAATTCGTGATATTGGTGGTGGAGGTGGAATGGTTCTACCAAAACTTGTCATTCGTTGTCTGTTAATTTCTGACATTGTTCTAAACCATCCTCTATGTCTCTCGTTACTTTCATTTTCTTTCTTTCGTTTTTCTTTTATGATTTTTTCCTCATCATCTCCAATTAATAACGCCAATATTGGACCCAATATTATTGCACCTATTATTGTATCTAAACCTAATGTCCAACGTTTACTGTGATAGACCATCACATATGTTGCGGATATCATCCAAAAAAATACTAAAACAAATATTAACTCGTTACTCATATTAACTAAATTCAGTTGATGTACTTACTCGAAGTCCATCGATTATTAAATCATCGTACTTGGGGTCATCGAAAAACGAACCAACACCTTTAGCTCTTTCCTTTTTTCGATATTCACGATTAACAACTAACCCATCAGGTTCACCCCATTCAAGTGCCATAGTAATAAAATCTTCAATACTCCACTCGTCACCATATTCATCAACCACCCTACCTGAACGAATGAAAGACAATAGTTCTTCTTTATTAGAATAATATTTGTCCTTATGAAAATTCCAACAGAACTTCCAACCACCGCTTCGTTTACCTAAATGAATATTAGTTCCATCAATGAAGATACCCCACGGACTTTCTCTACCCCATTGATTATCAATAGGTTCATCAAACCCACACTCAATGTTACTTGGTGATAAATCTAAGTTGGCAATACGTTCTAGTAATTTGAATTTTCTTTCATCCATCTCGGATGCTTGGGGTATGCGGTAGTAATTTGTTCCCATAATGTTAGTAAGTTTGTACAAATGTATATATTTTTTCTGATATCACAAAATATATCACAAAAAAATCCCCAAATTTCTTTGGGGATTAACTGAAACACGACTCGTGTCAGTCCGAGGATACTATCCAGGGAGAGGTTTTATTTTTTTATTTCTTTTAAGATATCTAAAGAAATGTTAACAACTGTTTCGTTAATTTTCTCAACATCAGATCTTCTAACGTTTGCATATTTTAATGCTGTTTTAGGTGAGATACCTTCTATCTTCGTTTTAAAATCACTGATAGCTTCTCTTAATCCTTGAGATACCGCAAAAACTGACATAATTGATTTGTCACCTGTAAATTCAATATCTTCTAATGGAACCATTTTTTCTACTTTAATTACACCATCATCCAAATACCCACCATCTTGTAGAGTTAGTGGTTGCATTTTACCATTTGGGATTCTATATTCGTCTGGTCTTTTTCTACCAAACTTGTTTTTCATACTAATAGTCCAAATAAATTGGTCGTTTTGTTTAACACCCGTAATTTCAAAATCCATTTTCATTGAAACATCTAAGTTCAATTCTGAATAACCACTTTTATCTAATTGGAATACATCAGTTTTACCTAAGTATCTTTTGTCGCTCTTTTTAGTTTCTTCCCATTTACTATATTTTTGATTGAATTGTCTTGCCAAATATGATGTATTGTTCTGTTCAGTGTCTCTACCACCAATTCTAGCAACAACCGACTTTAAGAATGATTGAGCATTTTCATATGTGTTGAAACTATGAACTCTATATTTTATTTCGTCATTATCCCAAACATCGTTATGTGTATCTTCAAATTTAAGGTCGTTAACTATGATTGCTGGAATACTTCTTTTAGAAAGTATCTCATTAAATTGTTTACCTTTATCTGATTCAAGACCTAACTCATCTCTAAGGATAGGATTGAATAGTCTTCTAATATTTTCTTGTACGTCGTAATTTTCTCCACTTGCTTGGTAAGGTCTACGTTCGATATTGTTATCATCACCTTCGTCATCTGGTAAATTACTATAGACTCTTTTAGTGTTTCTATGTGGATTGTATTTTGGACAAGTGTCACTTGACCACTTAACTCCACCATATTGTTGTTTTAGTTTTTCAACTAAATCTGGATGACTATTAACAAACTCTTGAATATCACAAGTAAATATCACATTTACTCTACCACCTTGAGGGTTGTTAGGGTCGATTAACATATCGTGACCAATAAGATTACCTTCGTCATCTTTAATTGGTCTACTAATAGCATCTGCTTTATCCCATATACGTCCCATTTCATCTATTTCGGTTGAACTTTCTGAAATGATAGACATTAATTTTTCTTTCGATATTTCCATTACTACGTGTATTTTTATATAAATATCACAGAATCACACTTATTGTGTTTTGTGTGATAATATTATGCCATTGTAGATGAAGATGATATCATATTAGCAACTTTGGCAACTTTGGGTCCACCTTGAGCAATTAGACTGTTACCACTATTTGATCTTCTATCTATTACAATTTGTAATAACGACTTAGGGTCTTTATTACCAGATGCAACCGCTTCGTTAATTGTTCTTGCAAATTTTTGGAACCATCCCTCACCATTCCAAGTTGCGTATCCAAAATTAAACGTTAAAGCTGCATCTTTTGATATAATATCTGCAGCTTCAGGTGACAAATGTGATTTACTAAATTTAATAAAGAATGGTTTCATAATGTCACCAGCCAATTTTCTTAATTTTCTATCCAACGACGGATTATCTTTCAACATATAACCGTGTTTCCATTTACTTCTAGCATCTTCGGCATCAATTAAAGCCCAAAATTCCTGACCCGCAGGTCCAGTGGCTTCAGTACCTCCCGCCTTTCTATCCATACCAAACATTGTTTCACCAGATGCACCAAATCTACCATCTTTTACTCTACCATCTTGTAACATATCTGGGTGATAATATCCACCCTCTAAATTATCTATGATAAGATTAACTATACCCTCCCAATCGTTAACTGTGACGTTACCACCACTACCGTTAGCTTTATTGATATATGATGAAAGTTCTTCTGATTTAACACCTCTTTCTTTAAGAAGTTCGATTAATTTATTTAACATTGCAGGAGTCGCTACTTTCAAATCTGTACTACCCGCACCAGCCTTACCTCCAGTTGCATTTGTTAATCCAGAAGCTAAATCACTTAAATTACCTGAAGATACACCTACGTGAACGTGAGATGGAATACCATCTATTTGCATTATCTTACCAATAAGGTCACCTTCTTTAACTGAATCACCAACACTTACCGATGAGTCTATATGTGTATAGAAAATATCTGGTTTACCGTCGTTACTTTTTACAGACACTTGGTCTCCGTATATTTTTTTAACTCCACTTTTAATTAATCCACCACTTGCCTTTCTAACTTTATTTACAACACCACTAGTGATTGAGTAAACCTCAGTTCCAACTGGACCTGTAACATCCCAAGCGTTTCCACTTTGCCAATCAGATGCACTATGTGTACCTTGACCAGGTTTACCTATTAATCCACCACCTTGTGAAACCAACTTAGACGCCTCATTGATTGATGTTTTACCATCATTTAATTTCTCTTGTGTGAATTTAGCAACCGCAGCACCAGTCTCAGGACCAAAAAGACCATCAACACCATACCTTGGTAATTCATAACCTAATAAAATTAAACCTATTTGCATAGACTCAACTTCTTTTTGAAATTGATATGAACCTTTTTCTTGTTGGGTTATCCCGTTACCGCTTGCGGCAGTTTCAAGAGTTTTATAAAACGCCTCAACGTCGGGAGTAATAGCGTCAGCCTTCTTATCGTCGTGTTTATTGGTCTTAATACCCAAACCACCCATAATTTTATCCCAAAGTTCCCCCTCATTAACTACTTTTTTACCATAGTTAAGTCGGTGCATTCTTTCTAACTGTTCTATTAAATTCTTCTTCATATTAATATAAATATCACAATTTTAGTTCAATTATAGGATATGATCCTCTTCATCCTCATCAAATTTACCAAAGAGGTCATCACCCTTATAATCTGGGTGATTTTTACTCATATAATCTATTCCTCTAACCCAACTCCAAGAGATTAATGCGACAACTATAAACATTAACGCGAAAACTGGTATGTATTCCATATTATTTATTCTTTTTATTATGTGATTTAGGTCTTCCGTTTTCATCTAACAGAACGAAAACTATCTTATCAATTCTAACAATCGATTCTTTTGTATTTTTGTTTCTAACATCACAACATATCGTTACTGACGTTGTCCCGAATTTAACCAAGTCCATACCAAATTCAATTATGTCACCAACCTTTGCGGTGGTTACAAAATCAATCTCAGACATCGCTTTGGTTACGATATTAGAACTACTCAACTGACAAATGGCAAAGATTGCCGCCTCCTCATCAATCCACTTTAATAATTGACCACCAAATAACGTACCTCTTGGGTTTAAATCACCTGGCTTAATCAACTTTCTAGTCCTATATATCATTTTCTTTTTTGTTTTTCTCTGTACTCTCTATGTTTTTCTGACCAATTAGGGTCTCTATAATCAATTACGTAATCACAATAATCATAGTCGTTAACTATTTCTCTTGGTTGTGGTAAGTCTGTTTCATCCTCATCCGTTTTAATTATCTGTCTAACCTTACCATTAATAACTCTACGAACAATCCTCCAATACAATGAAGACTTCTTTTCATTTCTAGGTCTATCTTTAACAATAGGTTTACGACGGCTTCTGCTCATCAGTTAAGAATTTTATGATCTTTTCTTTTATTCCACTTTGTTTAATGCCCTCAATACTCTTCGGGGTTAAAACAAAATTATCCAATCCCCAAACTTCTTTCCATTCTTCTCCTTTACCCATATCCAAATCATCTACTGCAACCCATTCTGTGACCTCTGGGTGGTCTCTAAGGTATTGATGTATCTCCAAGGACCTTGACTGTTCTAAGTCCCACTGACGAGACCATATGAAGTTTTCAGGGACATCACATTCACCTAAGTTTTTAGTAAATGCTATTGGTTTCTTTTTGAGTCCCTGTGACTCATAATATTCACCCATCTCCTCAACAGTGGCCCATCTTTTCCAATCAGATGAGACAACAATTTCAGCATTAGTTTCTTCCAGTATTTCATTTAGGGTATCGATTGCTTTCTTATTAAAATTATCAAAACGAGCGTCCAACTCAAGTGACATAACTGATTGACTTAACTTACGTCCAACCTTTTTTTGTTTCTTAAATCTACCTCCCCATTCTGTTGACAAACAAATAACCCCATCGTGATCTAAAAATATTACCTTCATTTCTTCCTTTTTATGTTGTAAATATAAATAATATTTTCGAATATCACAAATTAACTATGAATTTTCTTCAATATAATCGTGTTGTGGAGACCAAACTCCTTCAGAAGTTACTTTTGGATTCTCATTTCTATCAATCATAACCCATTCAGCTTTAACTAAACCCCAAGGTTTGAAATGTTCTAATACGTCCTCAAGTGAGAAACATTTACAACTGTAGATATCAAACTGAGCCATTGGTAATTCGTAATGATCCCAAATGTGAATTGATGCGTGTGATGTTGCCAAAGTAACCGTACCTGTTAAACCTTCATTACCTGGGTAATCAACGTAAACACTCGTAGGTCCACCTACAACTTCCATTTTAACTTTATGAACTAACTGGATAAACCATTCATTTAAATCACTAACTCTGTTCGGAGGATTAGTGAGCCAAACCTTCATCAAAAGGTGTTGGTGATAAGGAACAAATTCTTCTTGCATATATGTTTTTTTCTATTACATATATATCTTTGAATTTGTATTTTTCTAAGATTATTTAAACTTTCTTATTCTTATAAAACCACATTATATGGGTTGTTAATATCGCTACGTTTACAAACATAGTTGGGTTATTCATAATCAGATATCCATACCAAATCCATAGAATGCAGGCTAGTGAATTTACCACCCTCAATTTAAACATCGATTTAAACGTCATCGACATTAACACAACCACTGACGCAACCCAACCTAATACCTCAACCATTACTATATTTTTTAAAGTTCTTAACGAACCCAGTTTCATACTTCTTTAATTCCTTTGTGTCTAATCCGTTATATAATCCCGTTGACATAAACGCCTGAATCTCATCATCGATAATTTTCTTATCATTAACATAACCCATTTTCATAAGTTTCTTTTTTAACTTATCGTAATGAGTTGGTTTAATTCCTTTTATAAGTTTATTAACGTCTCTCTTGTAATCTTTGTTGGTGAAATATAGACCGTGAGCAATCTCGTGATCTAAAGTTTTTAAGTCTTTGCTACTCGCACCAATCAAATACCAATCGGTTCGTCTACCATCATTCTTTTCCGATGAATCTTTTGCACAATACCAATAGATGTCGTTCATAATCGAATCGTACTCAGTGTCTTTACAAAACTGATGATGAGCAACTTGTAAAATGTTACAGGGAATATTATAACCAGACCAATCTTCTGGATATGTAAATGTTTTCTTTTTCCAAGCATCTTTATAGAATCTCATATACTCCATCCAAGTAAAATATTTGTTCCTGAATATTTTATATGGTGACTCGTAGAATTCTTGGTATCGACAGAACAACATCGCTCTATCATAATTGTCGTCAACCAACACACAGTAAATGTTTGGTTTAATTTCTTTTACAACCCCCTGAACTAACGGATGATTGATTTTCATAAATTAAATTTTATTTATTTTAAATAACTCTTCGGTTAAATCAATATATGGTTGTGTTTCGGGATTATAATAGCCAACCATTTTGTCTATTTTTTCCTTATTGTCGTATGTTGTAGTTTTATTATGTTGTTCAACTCCCCAAATTGGTTCTGGTAATTCTCTAACATTAAACATAACCACTCGTTCTGGTGTTGCGCAAACATAAAAAACATCTTTGTCAGGTGATATAATCATATCGTCCCATTTTTTCTTTTCAACTAAGAAAGTATCATAATCTTTCTTTCTTCCTTTAGTTTCAATTCCACATTTTTCTAAAATACTACGCAAATCGATAGGAGAATATTTGTTATGTATATTTAAATCTATCAAATCAGGATACAATTTTTTCAATTCAAAATAAATACTTGTTTCATCCTGACAAATGTAAGTTAGATATCTTTCTCTTCTTTTACTTAAAAGTAGTGGTATACAATTAATAATTGTATCTAAACAATTTTTATGTTCTTGTTCTTTTTCTAATTGTTCCGCTATCCGTTTTTCAATTTCTTCTACTGACAACTCTTCAATATCTCTCGACATAAATCTTCTGGTATTTTACTTCTTTCATAAGCGTTAGATCTACCTTGTGTTCCTGTTTTAGAACCTCTAGGTGCTGCAACGTGACAAGGTGAACCATTCTTACACATTGGTCTTGGAACCCATACATCACTATTAGTCCATATGTCGGTTGGTTTCATTCTTTCATCACCATACTGACAATATGTAACAGTGTTTCGTTTGAACTTATCCATAAATGGCATCTTACGAAGAACTCCTCTTGGGTTTTCAATGAACCAATATGTTGGATTGAAATGTTCAATCACTTCGATAGTTTTCTTAACTAATTCAATACCAAGTCGTGCGGTATCTGTCTTAGGAATGTACGCACCCTTACCTCCAGTCCAATGGTGACCTAAAGCGGCAACACTGAATCCTGTACAAGGTGGTGATGCCCAAATTACATCAGGTTGAAATGGAACTTTGGTTACATCAAAGTCTAAGATACTAACGGCATAATGTATTCCGTCAAATGGTGTTAGGTCGGATGAAAATACTTCCATACCTAACTCTTCGGCAATCTTTCCAACGGAACGACTACCCGCAAATAATTCTAATACTTTCATTAAACTAAATGCTTAAATTTATCAGCAACGTTATTGATATAATTTTCCTCATCTAAAGATAATAGATGTCTACATTTTTTTAAATGGTCAAGACTATCCCAAAAAGATTCATCGTTAACATTTGGTCTACGAACACCGTAATTAGATGCTTTAATATCTTTTTGGTCTTCACTAATGAACCCACACTCAACTAAGTAATCAATTAGTTCTTGTCTTTCTCTAGATGAACAAGCATCAACAAATTCACTTGGATTAACGTCGATGTCGTCTGGTGTAAAATCTGGCATAATAATTTTATTTAAATGTTTAAATAAAATATAAGAAAAAAAATTGGAAATAAAAAATTATAGAGAAAAAGATTCTCCACATCCACAGGTGCGGGATGCATTAGGATTGGACCAACTAAATCCTTTACCGTTTAAACCAGATGAGTATTGTAGCTCGGTACCATATAGATAAAGAACTGATTTCTTATCTACCACTAATTTAACTCCACCGCCCGCCTCGAACACGTCGTCCGATTCGTGTATGTTGTCATCAAAGTCCATTGTATATGAAAGACCTGAACATCCTCCACCCTTTACCCCAACACGAAGATGGTGAGTGTCTGGATTTATACCATCACCCACCATAAGTTCTATCACGTGTTCTAATGCTAACTCACTTATTGTAATCACTTTAAACCAGTCTTATTTAATAAAGAATCGGTTGTTTTAATATCAACCTTTATTTCTTTTATCACTTGGGTTTCCTTTCGTAATTTTGCAAGTTCTCGTTGTTGAAAGAAACATATTAATAGTAATGCGATTGCACTTCCCTTAGTTATGTTGTCTTGATTTTTCTTGAAGAATTCTATCATAGTTTTAATTAATTAATATATCCATACCATTTTTCTTTCGGTAATCGTTTATCGCTTCTTTGATAGCATCTTCCGCTAATACCGAACAATGTATCTTAACTGGAGGTAATGATAGTTCCTCCACCAATTCCATATTATCCATTTTAATTGCATCATCTATTGACATTCCTTTCAACCATTCGGTTGCTAAAGAGGATGCTGCGATTGCCGATCCACATCCGAAGGTTTTGAACTTAGCGTCGGTTATGATGTTATCGTTAACTTCAATTTGTAATCTCATTACATCACCACATTCTGGTGCACCCACTAATCCCGTACCTACATTAGATTTACTTTTATCCAAAGTACCTACGTTTCGTGGGTTATTGAAATGATCTATTACCTTATCTCCGTATGCCATAGTATTTGTTTATATGATAAATATCAGTCAATCAGTTCATCTGTTATAATGTTATGATCATTTAAGATTTCGTGTATCTTTTCATATACCAATTCCAAAGCATCATACTTGTCAATTTCTTTACCTTCCATTGACCATTCTAAACCTTTTTTAGTGTTATGTACAATATCCCATAACGCCATCGCCATATCTAAAGATTTAATTGCTCTTTTATGTGCCATAACATCGTCAGGATCACTTAAGTTGTACTCTATTGTCGCTTTCGCCATAAGTCACTGAGTTTTTTACCTGGTTTAATTATTCTACCGTTTTCATCCATCATAGGTGCTCGGTATATTTCAAATGCCATCCATAAACCTACTAAAACTAATAAAATTCCAAACTTCATCATATTGATTTATTTTAATGATTCAACATATTTTGATTTCCAAAATTGCCACCATTTACGTTTGACAATTGGTTTACATTCTGAGAATGGATTATCTCCAAATGCTACCTTATTTAAATACTTGGAAGATATTACATTGAAAAATATTTCGTGGTACTTTTTATCTACCGTGGAAAAATCGGCAATAACTTCAACGTTTAATGTTACAGGACCATCTTCAGTATATACTATAAAATGTTCTTGTAATTTAACTAAACTACTTGTTTGTAAATTTATATAATTTCCATTTCCAATGTGAAAATCGGTTCCCATATTACTCTGTTTGTGTTGTTAATATTAGTTCAAATTCGTTAGCACCTTTTTTGTTTTGTTCTTTGAACATTTCAAGTGCAATCTCATAACGACTAACCTCAGTAAATCTAATAAATAATTCATCTCGTAAACTATCTCGTTCATTAATGATTTGTACCTTTTCAATATCACCACCAGGAATATAACCATTGTCTGTTTGACACTTAACTAATTCTTCTTTTGTTTTTCTCAACTCTTCTAATTTATTAAAATAGTTAACCAATAAACCTGTAAAAGATAATGTAGCAACTACCACATAAAATCTAAGCTGTGTTAAAATTTTCATTTGTCTAATTTTTTAATGTCTGTTAATATTTTCTCCACCTCTTGTTCAGATAGATAACCAAGTACATCGTCTGTAATTGGTGTGTCGTAAGTTATCTGACCATCTTTACCAAAGACAGCTAATTCATATAACCCTTTAGATCCTCCATATGTATGTTCACCTTGAACAATACTAGCCCCGTAACCATTTGAAAATTGTACTATACATTGTTTTCCTATCCCCATTGGGTGTATTTGGAAATTCAACTCCTCGAACACTATCGTGTCTAAGTTGTTCGTTGGTCTTGTTTTTACGTTCATCTTTTTGTTTTTTTACAAATGATTGTATTAAATAATAATTCATATTAAAATATTTCTTCCGCAATTCCTAATACCTCAGCAACACCTAAAAATATTGCCGTGTTTCCGAATTGCTCGTTAAATAAAAAAAGACACGCCACAATTCGTAAAATTGATTTTACAATACTAATCCAAAAATGGCTGTTTGTTTTTGATTCTTTCTCTTGCATAACTTTAATATACTATTTTTTCTTGAGATTTCAAAATATCATCAACAATTTGTATCCTTTGACCAATCCATCTCATTACATTTACTGTCATTGAGTTACCAATAATACCTTTAACATTTGAATATGATGGTTTTTTACCGTCAATTTCAAAGTCAAGATAATCATCAGGGAACCCCTGAAGTCTAAGTAATTCTTTCTCGGTAAATTCTCGGATACCTCCCTCATCAACCCAATAGTTTGATGTTGAATCCTTACCAAACCCATCGGTTAATGTTTGAGAATATGATTTAGTTATCGTACCTGCGATTCTAATTTGTCCGAGAAGACTTTTGGTACGGTCATCCCTCTCTTTAAGAGTCTCTTTTTTAAATTTCTTAAAACATCCTTCGTCAAATAATATTGCCGCAGGGACTCTCCAGTCGGTTCCACGATATCCAACAATGTAGACTCTTTTGCGTCGTTGGGGTACTCCAAAATATTGGGAGTCGAAAACCCTATAAGCGATTGACCGTTTGGTACCTTGAACAATACCTCCCCCTCTGTTGATGTTGTCCGGTCTAAAATCGACACCTGTGAAAGAGGAGATGATGTCACACAACCCTTCTTTGTGTTCTTTATCAAAAACACCGTCGACGTTTTCCCATACGTTGTACTTGGGAGATTTTGACTCAAGAATTCCTCCATATTTAATGGCGAGTTGAGCACGTAAGTCATCCATTCCTTTTCTGAGTCCTGAATTTGACCAAGCTTGGCACGGTGTGCCTCCGACGAACACGTCGAAATCTGTTTTTTTGAATTTTTCATCGTCTAGTAAGTTTAACATATTTGTATAAAAAGGAACATCAGGGTAATGATGTTTAAGGACTTTCTGTGGGAAACTTGCAAAGTCACATAGACCCGCACATTCCCAACCAAGTGGCTCCCAAGCGACAGTCGCCGCCTCCATACCACTACATACTGAAAAATACTTCATACGTTTGTAAGTTTAAATTGTTTCGATACAAATGTAATAATAATTTCGGAAATACGAAAAAAAATTAAAATATTTTTCGGAATATGATATAACTAATTGATTATTAGTTACTTAAAAAGTCATATTTTTCTTTTTTCCACTCTATATGTGGGTGTGATTTAAATCTATTAGTTAAGGTTTCAACTGCAGAATCAAATATATCAATTACTGGTGTGTTCGCCTTACCATATTGTTGAACTAGATTACCTTTTCTATATTGTAAGTTGATTCTTTTTCTTTTGTAAGTTAATGCAACATAAACATAAAGATTACCATTGGTAAATTGTTTACTCATACAATTCTTCATAGTATATCCCTCCAACCTAAAATCTTCTTCCGTTAATAAAATCTTTGGTTTGTATACCTCACCATCAATATCAATCTCTGTTTCAATAATATTAACAAAGTCCTCTGGGAATTCATATCTTAATTTATATCCACGAGCAAGGTGTAATTTAATTCCAGACCAGGACTCCAACATATTTTCAAACTCGTGATCGTCTTTTGCTTTGAACTTTAATTCTATATCTCTCTCCTCTAATAATTCCCTGATTGAAAATAACTTATTAAGATTGTATATTAAAGAATCAGATCTCAATGTTTCTTTCTCCCAACCATTAATAAGTCTAACCATTGATTTCTTTTCCACATCATTCTTTAGTTGATGTATTTTTTTGTTTGGTGGTAAATCATAGCAATGTTGTTCCCAAACAAATTGTTTCAAATATTCTAGATAGTTGTCACCAAATAATTTACAAATATAATTTAATGAACTAATGTGAATTGGTTTATCACACTTTGTATTTAATTGACTAACTAGATACTTTGATTTAATTCCATATGAATCAAGGACTGACGGTAGGAACTTATTATCGTTCTTAACTAACCACTTCTTCTTTGGGTATTCATACTTAATGTCTTCATACACTCCGTCGTGTGATTTAATATCTTTAACATCTAAATGATAATCAACTAACATATCATAAAGTGGATTAACAACACTTTTATGTTCGTAGTTTTTAGATTTAATGAAATCACTTTTAAAATTAGGTTCTATTTTCCTATAAATGATATCGTTGATTGATTCAATTGCTCTATCATACTTGACACCCCAAAATTTTAATCTCTTCTCACCTCTATAATAACCATTCTCACTTAACTCGGAAAGTAATTTAAATGAATTCTTTTTAGTAAGGTATGAAGACTTGAATTGTTTCTCATCTGTTAAGTTATTATTGTTAAGTCTATAACCAACAACGATATCTCCAGTTGTAATGTTTAAATTAAATGTATGAGTAAATGTGATTTGTTTTTTGGTTCCCCACCTTTGATAATCAAAATCAAACGTGCCAACAAATTCAATGTTGTTATCGTCAGAATACAATTTCAAATCACATAGTGAAACTGATCCACTTTTACTATCTACCTTTTTCTGATTGTGTATTAATAATAAATCCATCTACATAAAATATAGATGGATTTATTTAGTTTGTGTAGTTAAAACTCTTCGAAGGGTAGTCTGATACCGTTGAATATATCTGTAACCCTTACTGGTAGTAACTCTTGGGTGATTTCAATACCGTTTATTTTAACTGGAACTTTCTTCTTTTCTTTCCAATTAAGGGTTCCCCATCTTGAACATTGTTCTATTTTTTGAGATAACAGTAAAAGACCGTCTTCAAATGTTGATGGTGGTGAGGCGTTACAGAACGACCTTTGTTGAATACATTTACCTGATTGGATATCAAATTCACACGTTACCCTATCCATACCACTTTGATTTCTTAACGATATTATTATGGATTTATCTTTATCAGAATAGGTTGCAACACAGTGATGCATAAACGCACCTTCTTCAATATAATCTTCTTCCCTTCTAAGAACGTAAGGGTATAGTGTGTGTAATGATTCGTCATTTTCCAAACACTCTAAAGGTTTTTGTAAATCTTCTAAAACTTTATCTTCGTATTGATATTCAATGACCCAACCTTTTTTGATTGCTCCCATCATTTTGGTTAACTCTCTATGTTCGACGTGAAATTCGTCCATAGTTCTAGACTTCAAATAAATTGATGGGTCATATTCTCTCACCCTATCAATCATTCTTATGTGGTCATCAACCAACTGAATAAATCTTTCCGAAAGAGCACTATTAGAATCCATATAATTAAACGAGTTAACTATCTTTATAAGGTTTTCTTTTTCAATATCCTTTAAACCATATACCTTATTCATTTCCCTTAACATCACCGCTTTGGTTCCAACATCATTATAATCTCTAATTCCAAATTTACGAGTCGACTTTTCAAATATCATTGGGTTTACATTTCCAATGTACTTTGCATAATCACTATCAAAGTAATGAATGAACTTACATAAACCATAAATGTCAATGTTAGGATATTCGTGTAAAATTTTAATAGTTGCTTTAGTTTTAATACCTAACATATCCAAAACGGATGCCACTAATTTCCTATCATTCTTTTTTAAGAACTTCTCTGTGGGATATAACTTAGTTAGGAGGTAATCATAATGACTGTTTGGTACTTTAATCTTTTTATTTTTAATGAATGCAGTCATTACATCATTAATGAAACTTTCTTGATTTGATGAGTATGAAATGCAACCTAAATCAAGACCTAAAGATTCCTGGATTTTTCTTGTAAATAAAGTATCATCAAAACTATTTTGATAGTCGTTATATAATCTTGAGTAATCACCTATCCCCTTTGTTTTAATTGTGAGGAATGATGTGTTCTGAATTAAATTATGTAACGATTGGAAACTATTTGTTCTGAATACTTGTGAATTTTGTTTACCTCTAACAGTTTTAGTTAGGGTTGTAAAATTACCAGTAACCAAATTAAAAGTTAAAGACTGAACAATATAACTTTTTTTAAAGTAAATACAATTATAACTTCTGTGTTTATCTTGTCTATAAAGTTTAATTGTAATCTTATCTCCGTGTCTTCTGATTGACCTCTCAATTATGGTAACATTAATTTCAGAAAGTGGTCTACCGTAATGACTTTTAATTTGTCTATCCTTTGTTGTTTCAAAGGAACAATTACCTAACTTATTTTTCTTAACGTAGTAAGTTAAACGAAAGGTTTCTTGTACTGGTTCAGTTGTTGCAGCGTAAAACACCTTCTTCTTTTTCTTCTCAGGTAAGGAGACTATTTTACCTATGGGTTTTAAGACGTTAACTAAACGTTCAAGTTTTTTATTTGGGGCATCCCAATCAATTTCTAAACTATCTAAATCATCAATTAATGACTTGGATAATTCCCTTTTCTCATCTAATCTACAATAATCTTTAAATGGGGTTATCGTTGCGTATTGAAATTTTTCTCTTAAAATGTCTTCCATATCGTTAAGTTTAGGGTACAAATATAGTAAAAAAAGTTAGGATATACGTATTTATATAAAAAAATATATTATGGCGAAAGCAAAAGGTTCATCCACATCTCAAAAGGTTTCTTTTGGAAAAAAAGGTAAAGGTAAATATAAGAAAAATTTTGGTCCAAAAGCCCAAAAACCAAAGAGATACAGAGGTCAAGGTCGTTAATTTAAACGACCCCCTCCTTTGTACGATTTAATGTATCTTGGCTCATCAATACTACTGAGCTTGACATTCTCGTATCTGTTGGCTGCGTGGACAAAAATCCTATTACCTAAGTAAACCCCACAGTGCCAACCACTTGGACTTTGAGTACTTCTAAAATAGATAAGATCTCCCATTTGTAGACTATCTTTAGTAACCCTAGTTATTTGATACCATTGTTGGTAACAAACATCCTTTAAATCAAGACCATACACATCTTTATACAATCTTTTATTGAATTGTGAACAATCAATACCCTTTTTAGTACTACCCCCTAATTTATATTTAACACCTAACCAATTATTAATGAAATTACCTAAAGGTGGGTTATTTATTTGTAACCATTCTACATAATCTGCAAATTGATTTCGTTGTACTGTCTGTGCCACCAACCCCCTAGAGATTAGCATTAGCGTTGTAATTAAAATAATTTTTCTCATAATAACGATAATAAAATATACGATAGTTTATATCCCACAAACGCTCCCAATGCGGATGGGATTGGAAAGACTATCAACTTTCCAAAGTCTGTAACATATTTGGGTCGATTAACAATCCTACCCATAAAAAAATAATAACAAAGATAACATAAAAATACTGCAATGTCTGTACGTGTGGCAATAAACACTACTAATGTTGCACCCAAGAATCCAAATACAAAGTTATCTCTTACACCTTCCCAAACTTCTTTATTTGTGGCTTCTTTCCATTCTTTAATTATTTTCTTAGTTCTATTTTTTACCATCGGACCTCCCTAACTCTTGTTGTAATTGTTGTATTCTTAGTTTATCCCTTTGGGTTGAATCTTTCTTTGATTTTAATTCTAAAATCTCTTTAACGATTTCTTCTTTACTCATAATTTAATTACTTAATGGTGCTTTTATTGACGGGTGATATTGGTAATTTTCTAATATTACATCTTTTTCTCCGAATGAAAATATACCATCCATAATGTGTACAGTTGGTAAATTAAATGGTTCTCTGTTTATTTGTTCTTTAGCTTGTTCAATATGGTTCTTATATAAATGAACATCACCTAAATTACCTATTAATTCATCTGGTACCATACTCATTTCATCCGCAATCATCATTAATAATAAACCATATGACGCAATGTTAAATGGTAAACCTAAAAATGTATCAACAGATCTTTGATTCCACATTAAGGATATTGCTCGTTTAGGTATATTGTGTGATTGTAACTCTTCACTCAATCCCCCACCAAATGGAACTATATCATCAACCATTGATTTAAACCTTTCCTCACCAACTTTCTTCTTTAATAAGTCCCACATCTCTTCCCCAGTTAACTTTCTAGTGTAGACTTGAAAACCATAATGACAAGGCGGTAAAACCATTTGGTCTAACTCACCCACGTTCCAAGCACTTACCATCAATCTTCTACTATCTGGATTTGTTTTAAGTTCATCAATTAGATTTTGAATTTGGTCTAAATAAATTGGGTCACCGTTATCGGATATGTCTTGTAATCCACCCCATTTTCTCCATTGTTTACCATAAATTGGTCCGAGTTCTCCCCATTCCTTAGCAAACTCATCATCAATTTTGATAAGATTAATAAATTCTTCTTGAGTTAATGGTGTTAACATATCCGAATTACTGAACAGTATTTCAATGTGTGGTTGGATACCCATAATATCTCCACATTTATATCCATCAATAATCTCATTAATCTTTTTAGAATAGTTTTTATAAGCATCACCATTCCAAATGCTACATCCATTCATCACTAGATACTTGATGTTAGTACTACCACTTAAAAACCAAATCAACTCGGTTACCATAGTTTTCCAAGCCATTTTCTTAGTTGTTAATAATGGAAACCCCTGAGCCATTCTATGACGTATTTGTCTACCAAAAACTGAAATGGTTCCAGTTCCAGTTCTATCCGTTTTAACAACTCCATTATCCAAAATATCTTGTAGTAAATCTTGATACTTCTTATCAATCGTATTCATCATATTAATTTTTTTCTTCTTCAATTTCATATCCTTCTTGGATTTGTACTCCCATCATATAGGTTAACCACCTGATTGTTAACCCCCAACAAGGTGACGTTATACCCGTTTCAAGGAACTCCGTTTTGTTATAAAAAAAAACTACCGTTGGTATTATGAACCAATGGTGCCTTTTATTATAAATAAAAAAGTCTTTGTAGTAAATTTTTTTACTCTTCATAGTCTCCAGTTGTTTTTCTTAATAATCTATCAACCTCATCTTCCTTTTCTCTCATCTCAATCACTCTGATGTAGTATGTATCAGGTGAGTTTGTTTCGGTTTTCATATTCTTATCAAACCACTTACTAAACCATTTACCTTTGTACGCTAGAACTTGACATCTGTCAGCAAATTCATTAGCGTCATCTTGGTCTAGTAGACCCTCGTCAACAAGTTTTGCAAGTACAATGTCTTTTACCTTGTTGTAATTTTCCATTTCTGAAGTTAAATCAATCATTTTCTTTTAATTTACTTAAACATTTATACAATATATGTGACTCTTCTAAAGTATATAATCCGCTTTGTTGACCGTAAGATATGGAGGCCTCTATTATTTGAATGGTGTCCTCTTTACTGATATTATCAATAAATGAATCGAATTCCTTTTTGCTCTTGAATTCTATTAATCCTCCGAATATATTTTCCATAATTAAAGTATACAAAATTTAAATCAAAATTCCAAATAATTATAGATATGAATGTTACAATAGGTGGTAAAATGTTCCCTGGTGAGTACTTAACAAGCCCAGAAGATATCCAAAAGGGTATGATGGGTCGAGACTCTCTTGAGGGTTGTATGGTCTTTAAAATGGGTAAAGGTCACCATTCATTTTGGATGAAGAACTGTTTAATCCCATTGGATATTGTTTTTGTTCTAAACAACAGAGTAAGTGGTATTCATCACAATTGTCCCGCTCCGGATAGACATCGTATGAACCCACCAAAATATACAGGTCTTGGTGATCACGTTGTTGAGTTCCCAGGTGGAACCTGTAAAGATTTTAAGGTAGGAGATAAGGTCAACCTTTACCTTGGAACACCTCAGAATCCCATTAGATAAAATTATACCTCTTTCCATTGATTTTTTAAATTATTTTTGTTAACTTTTATAAAATATAAGTAATCAATAACAATAAAACAAACTATTTATAATTAAACATTAATACTATGGGCTGCGGATGTAAAAAAAGAGCTGACGAACAACCTGTTCAAGAACAGACTCAAAACGTAACAATCAAATTAACTGAATCTAATACAGGTTCATCAACTACCATTACCCAAACTCAAGAGGAGTTGGTAGAGAAAATTGTCGCTAAACTTAACGATTTAGAGGGCAATAACCAATAATATATCGGACAGGGAATATCGGATTCTGTCCGATATTTTTTACCTTATCTGTATATAAAATTTTATATATTATATGAAAGCGCAAACAAAATTAACGAGTGTGAATATCTTAGATGATGTTTACAAAAAATTCAAAATTAAATCAATCGAAGGTTCAATTAACCTTCAAAAATTGGTTAATCGATCATTGGACCTTTACAATAAAGATGAAAAGTTCAGAGACCTAATAAACGATCATAACGGATTAGCCGCTAGCGGTTCAAAGTTTTAAATTAATGAAGAAAAAAATATTACTTTTATCTGATGATTTAAGAATGACATCAGGTATTGCTACTATGTCCAAAGAAATCGTATTAGGTACCGTCCACAAATACGATTGGGTTCAGTTGGGTGCATCGATTAGTCACCCTGAAATTGGGAAGATTGTTGATGTAAATGACGACATAAGAAAACGCACCGGAGTTGAAGATGCGAATTTAAAGATTATACCATACAATGGTTATGGGGATATCAATATGATTCGTAGATTGTTAGACGAAGAAAAACCAGATGCCATTCTTCATTTTACGGACCCACACTATTGGCAATGGTTATACGATAACGAACACGAGATAAGACAGCGTGTACCAATTTTATATTGGCACATTTGGGATGACTTACCAGATCCACAATACAATAGAGACTTCTATGAAAGTTGTGATTGGGTTGGTGGTATTTCAAAACAAACATACGGTATTATTCATCGTGTTAGTAAAAGAACCGATAAGGTTACATTTAAACCTTTGGAAGATTGGCAGATAAGTTACGTTCCTCACGGTATTAATCCAGATTTATTTAAACCGTTAGATACTATCAGTGAAGAAGTAACTAAATTTATTCACGGAGAAAAGAAATATGACTTTGTTCTATTTTACAACAGTAGAAACATTAGAAGGAAACAACCAAGTGACGTAATTTATTCATTTAAATTATTCTGTGATAGATTACCAAAAGAAAAGGCTGAAAAATGTTTATTGCTAATGCACACATCTCCGGTTGATGAGAATGGTACAGACTTACCTGCAGTTATTAATGACCTTTGTCCTTATGATGTTAGATTCACGGGTATTAAATTAGAACAAGATAAGCTAAATGAATTCTATAACATTGTTGATTGTACAATTAACATTGCAAACAATGAAGGATTTGGTTTAACGACGGCAGAATCTTTAATGTCGGGAACACCAATCATTGTAAATGTTACTGGTGGGTTACAGGATCAATGTGGATTTGATTTTAGTGCCGATGATTATATTAGTGTCGGTACTTTACATAGTAAGGAAGAAAGAAGTCAAACAGCTCACGGTGAATGGGTTATTCCTGTTTGGCCATCGGCAATTAACTTAAATGGTTCAGTACCAACACCATACATTTTTGATGATAGGGTTAATGATATTGAAGTTGCTGATGCTATTATGAAAATGTATAAGTTTAGTAAAAAGAAGAGAAAAGAAAAAGGATTAAAAGGTAGAGAGTTTATGATTAACAATCTATCAAATAAAATAATGTGTGATAAACTGATTGAAGGTATTGATACCACAATGGAAAAATTCACACCAAGAAAAAGATTCGACACATATAAAGTAATATGATTAAACCATTTTTATTATTTAGAGGACCAGTAAAAACAAGAAGCGGATATGGTGCACATTCAAGAGACTTACTTGAATCACTTTATAAGATGGACTTGTTTAATATTAAAATTGATAGTTGTTCTTGGGGAAGTACTCCATTAACCGCATTAGAAGAAGGGAATGAATTCCATAATTGGATTAATGAAAACATCATTACCAACTTACCGGATCAACCAGAGATTTATGTACAAGTAACCGTACCAAATGAATTTCAAAGAGTTGGTAAATTTAATATAGGTGTGACCGCAGGTATTGAAACAACTGTGGCACCTAAAAATTGGGTGGATGGTTGTAATAGGATGGATCACATCATAACCACTTCAACATTTTCTAGAGACGTTTTATTACAAACAGTTTATAATGAAACAGAAAATAATACTGGAAAATTAATTAAACAATTTAGAATTGAAAAACCCGTTTCAGTATTGTTTGAAGGTGTTGATACATCAATATATAATAACAAATATAAAGGTATCGATGTCGATATTACGGAAGATTTTGCGTATCTTTTTGTTGGTCATTGGTTGAAAGGTGATACTGGTCAAGATCGTAAAGATGTTGGAATGTTGATTAGATGTTTCATTGAAGCATTTAAGGATGAAGAAGTAAAACCTGCGTTAGTTCTTAAAACGTCGTCAGCAACTTTCTCAGTTAGACAAAGAGAAGATTTTAGAAAGAAAATTGAGGATATTGTTAAGTTAAGTAAAACCGATACTCCTCCATCAATTTATCTTTTGTTTGGTGAATTAACCAATGAGGAAATGAATGAGTTATATAATCATCCTAAAATAAAAGCAATGGTTTCAATAACAAAAGGTGAAGGATTTGGTAGACCGTTATTAGAATTTACAATGACGGGTAAACCTGTGATAGCATCTAATTGGTCTGGACATAAAGACTTCTTACCTATGGAGAAAGCTATAATGGTTGGTGGTTCATTAACTGAAGTACACGAAAGTGTGATAGATGATTTTATCATTAAGGGTTCCAAATGGTTCACAGCCAATTATAACGAGTTTACAGAAGTGATGAAAATTGTTATTAAAGATTATGATAAGTTTTTGGAGAAGTCTGAATTGCTTAGAGAGTTTAACTCTGAAAACTTTACGTTGGATAATATGAAAAATAAGTTTGAATCTATTTTAAAACAAAATACAATTCAACCAAAAGAACATAAATTGGTTTTACCAAAACTCACAAAAGTTAACTAATGTCATTTAAATTTCTCACAGGTAACCAAGATATGTTTACACATTTGGAACCCACCCAACTATTAACATTAAGACAACCAACAATGATTAACAATGTTGAATTTTGTTTTCAGTTTGGTGATAATGAACCCGTAGTATTTGCAACAGGACCTAATGAATGTCAAATTCGATTAAGTCCACAAACAGATGCTAATATTATGTTCACAGATAATCATAGACAGTTTAAATTATTTGCAAGAGAAAGACAATGAGAAAGTTTACCTTCTTTGTTGGTATTAGTAAACCAACACTAACCGCAACTTGGTCACCTGAATTCAATGATAATTTATTTACTAACCACGGTATTGATGCTGAGGCGGAACTAACAAGAATAATGTCAGCAGAAATTGCAAGAACAATAGATGAAGATATAATAAGAACATTAACAAGAGAAATAAACGGAGGATTAAGAGCCTAATATGAAAATTTTAGTAACAGGAGGAGCAGGATTTATAGGAACTAATCTAATTAAGAGATTATTATTTGAAGGGCATAATGTAGAATCTATTGACAACTACGATAGTGGGTTAGTGTCCAATCACGTAGATGGGTGTAACTATCATACGGGAGATATAGAATCTATTGGTTTGATGGATAAAGACTTTGATATGATATATCATTTAGCGGGACTAAGTAGAATCCAACCATCGTTTAAAAATCCAACAGAAACTTTCAGAGTTAATACTATAGGTACCGAGAGTGTTTGTTCATTTGCAAAGAAAATAAATGCTAAGGTTGTATATGCGGGTTCGTCGTCAAGATGGCACGACCCATTTCAATCACCATACGCTTGTTACAAACATATGGGTGAAGAGATTTGTAAAATGTACAGAAAGGTTTATGATATAGACATTGAAATTGTTAGATTTTATAATGTTTACGGACCTAACGAAGTTGTTGACGGTGATTGGGCCGCAGTTATTGGTATATGGAGAAGACAAGTTATTAATAAGGAACCAATTACTATTGTTGGTGACGGTAATCAAAGACGAGATTTCACACACGTTATTGATATAGTTGATGGTTTATATAGGGTTGGTACGAGTAACGAAAAACACGAAGACGCTTGGGAGTTAGGTACTGGAACCAATTATTCAATACTTGAAGTCTATGAAATGTTTAAGGAAAAATTTGGGTGTGATAAGTTACACATTGAGAATCAGAAGGGTAACTATCGTATAACTTTGCGTGAAAATAACGATGCAATCGACCGTTTAGGTTGGTCACCAGAAAATAGATTAAAAAATTATGTAGATAGTTTATGAAAATAAGTTTTGCTATAACAGTATCCAAAGAGATAAACGAAATTAAACATTTAGTTCCATTCTTATTAGAACATAAACGACCTCAAGATGAGATAGTTGTTTTGTTTGATGAAAAAAATGGAGACAAGGAAGTGTTAGATTTTTTATTGCCTTTTAATATCAAACCTAACGTACAAACCTGGAGAGGTTTTGATTTTGATTATAACTTTGCCGATTGGAAGAATAAATTAAATTCTTATTGTGTTGGGGATTATATATTTCAATTAGATGCTGATGAGATGGTAAGTGAGTATATGATAAAGAACGTTACTGAAATCATTTCTATGAATAAGGACGTTGAGTTATTTTTTCTACCAAGAATAAACATAGTAAGTGGAATAACTCAGGATCATATTAATAGATGGGGATGGATAGTTGATGACTTAGGTAGGATTAACTTTCCAGACTTTCAAGGTAGAATATATAAGAAAGGTTTGGAATGGCAGGGAAAAGTTCACGAAAGAATTGTAGGAACGAAGTCCTATTCATTACTACCATCAGATGAAGAGTCGTATTGTATTAAACATTACAAAGACATATCTAAACAAGAACAACAAAATAACTTATACAGTAAAATATGAAACTAGAAGAAATATACAATCAGAGATGTTCAACTCCATCGGATATTAATGAACACTTACCAACATTAAAGAAATACGCCGAGGAGTGTGACCACATTACCGAAATGGGAGTTAGATGGGTGGTATCAACTTACGCCTTTATGATGGGGGGACCTAAAAAATTAATATCAATTGACATTAACCCCGTTGAAAAACACGGAATTAAAGTTGAAGACTTAGTTGAATTAGCCAAAGAAAAAAATGTTGATTTTGAATTTCAATTAGGTGACACTACTGTAATTGAAATTGATGAAACTGATTTTCTTTTTATTGATACTTGGCACGTTTACCAACAATTAAAAACAGAATTAACACTACACGGTAATAAAGCTAGAAAATATATTGGATTCCACGACACCACAATATTTGAAACTAGAGGGGAAAACGGTCATCCTGGTTTATGGCCCGCAATCGAGGAGTTCTTATCTGAAAACCCTCATTGGTCAGTCCACGAAAGGTTTACAAATAACAACGGATTAACTATATTAAAGAGAAATGAAGATTGAATTTATAATACCGACTTATAATAGGGTACATCACTTAATGACTATTATTAGTTCAATATTTGCTCAAACTAATCCAAATTGGTATATACACGTTGTTGCCGATTGTCCACCCGAAGGAACATTAGATAAGATAATGGACTTTTACAAGGATAGTGATAAAATAAAATTCACAATTTTAGAAAAAAGGTATAACGATTGGGGACATACCCCAAGAAATTACGGATTAAAAAACTCTAAAGAAGAGTGGGTTATTATGACGGGAGAGGATAACTACTACGTTCCTACTTTTGTTGGGGAATTTTTAAAAGTTGCAACTCAGAACACCATATTTGTTTATTGTAATATGGTTCATAATTGGGTGAATAAAGACTACATTGCAATTAAATCTCAACCAATATTAGGTCACATTGATATTGGTAATTTTATGGTTAAAAAAAGATTAGCTAAAGATATGGAATTGGATGTGACAGAAGCTAACGCCGATGGTTTGTTTGTTGAGGAATACTTGAGACAATATCCTTTCGGTAAACAAAAGTTTATAGAAAAATTTTTATATGTCCACAACTAAAAAGAAATGTGCGGTTTTTACTATTGTAAAAAATGAAAATTACTTCTTACCAATATGGTTAAAACATTATAAGAGGTACTTTGATAATTCAGACATTTATATCTTAGACCATCAATCGAATGATGGGTCAACTGAAGGATTAGATGTTAATGTTGACTTAGTTATTAACGAAATGGCATTTGATCATCAATGGTTAGTTAATACCGTAGAAAACTTCCAAGTTAAATTACTTGAGAACTATGAATCGGTTTTATTTGTGGAAATAGATGAGATAATATATACTCTTGACAAACCATTAAATGAAGTTATAATTGATTTTATTAACGATGATAATTTACTTGTTCAATCTTGTACTAGTAGAGATTTATTACAAATTTTAGAAACAGAAAAGTCTTTAGAAGAGGGTGATTTAATTATTGAAAATAGAAACTATTGGTTCGAGGATGCAATTTACCATAAAACATTATTATCTAAAGTACCTTTAAAATGGGTGGTTGGATTTCATTACATAACTAACCATACCACAAACCACACACTTAACCTTAGAATGTGTCACTTACATCGTTTTGATTTTGAATTAATGTGTGAAAGAAATATTCATCGTATAAATAATACCCAAATTGAGGGTGGTGCAAATGGTTTTCAAAATAAAACAACAGATAAAAATAAATTAATGGATTTCTTTATTATGGAACATAATAAAAAGGAACTCATTCCTGAAGAACATAAAATAGCTCTAAAACATATATGAATTTAATTGATAAAAATATCTACAATGAATTTACTTTATTGCCCGAAGATACATCTGGTTGGAATGGGAATAGTGAAGTTTTTGTTAAATTAATTACAGAAATTAAACCTAAAACAATTATTGAAGTTGGTTCTTGGAAAGGACAGTCAGCAATTAATATGGGTAAAACAACTAAGGAATTGGGATTAGGTACCACAATACATTGTGTGGACACTTGGTTAGGTGCAATTGAATTTTGGTCAAGTTTAAAGGAAACAGAAGAACGTAATTTATTATTACGTCACGGATACCCTCAGATTTATTATCAATTTTTAAGTAATGTAATTCACAATGGTTTACAAGATACTATTTTACCATTTCCAAATACATCGGAAAATGGATTTAGATATTTTAGAGATATAAAACTGACCGCGGATTTAATTTACATCGACGCCTCTCACGAGGAGGAAGATGTTTATAAAGATGTAAATAATTATTTTACCTTATTAAACGCGGGAGGTATAATATTTGGGGATGATTATGTTAGTTGGATTGATGTAAAGAAATCAATTGACAGATTCGTTAAAGAACAAAATTTAACTTTAGAAGTATTGGAAAATAATTTTTGGGTTATAAAAAAATAAGATTATGGTATATGATTACTTAATAGTGGGTTCTGGATTCTTCGGTAGTATCTGTGCACACGAACTTAACAAAACAGGTAAGAAGGTTTTAGTGATTGATTCAAGAAATCATATAGGTGGTAACTGTCACACAGAAAATAAAGATGGTATCAATGTTCACACATATGGTCCTCACGTATTTCACACATCAAATGAAGAAGTTTGGAAATGGATTAATCAATTTGTTGAATTCAATAACTTCAGACTGAATCCTGTTGCCAATTACAAAGATGAATTGTATTCGTTACCTTTTAATATGTGGACATTTAATAAGTTATGGAATGTTACCACACCTGAACAAGCTAAACTTGTTATTGAGAATCAATCTAAAGAGATTGGTGAACCAACTAACTTAGAGGAACAAGCAATTAAATTGGTTGGTAAGGATGTGTATGAGAAATTGATTAAAGGATATACCACCAAACAATGGAAGAAAGACCCTAAAGAATTACCTAAAGAGATTATAACTAGATTACCTGTTAGATTTACATTTGATGGTAACTACTTCAATGACAAGTATCAAGGTATTCCAATTGGTGGTTACACACAGATATTTGAAAAGTTATTAGATGGTATTGAAGTTAGGTTGGGTGTTGATTATTTCAAAGATGAATTACCCGAACATACTAAAGTAATATACACTGGTCCTATTGATAGGTTCTTTGATTACAAGTATGGTGAATTAGAATATAAAACAACAAGGTTCGAACATAAACACTTTGACACACCAAACTATCAAGGTACAGCAGTAATGAACTACACTGAAGAAGAGATAGTACATACTAGAACTATTGAACATAAACATTTTGAAAGTTCAGACACACCAACAACTTGGGTTTCGTGGGAATATCCTCACACATATAAGGCAGGTGAGACCGAACCATATTATCCTGTGAATGATAAATCAAATACTGAGATATATTCAAAGTATAAAGAAGAGGCAAATAAATTAAGTGATAGTGTTTTATTTGGTGGTAGGTTAGCCGAGTACAAATATTATGATATGCATCAAGTAATTGCGTCAGCGTTAGATTTTATAAATAAAGAAATTAATAAATGAATATAACATTTGTATTGGCGGTATTAAATAAATTAGATTTAACCAAGGATTGTTATAATCATTTACGTAAGTTATATCCAGAGGTACCGTTAGTTATTAGTAGTGGCGGATCTTTAGATGGTACAAAGGAATGGTTAGAATCTTTAGATGATGAGTATATGTCATATTTTCACGACGATGAAAGATTGACATTTTCCGATACCTACAATGCTGGAATTAAATTAGTTGATACTGAGAAATTAGTGTTGATACATAACGATATGGTTATTGGTGAACAGTTCTTAGAGAACTTAGATAGATTATTAGATGAGAATCCAAATACTTTATTATCGTACACCACAATTGAACCTCCAATCTTTAAGGGACACAAAAGACCTGGTAAAGTATTAATGGATATGGGGTCATCGTTTCATAATTTTGACCATACTTTATTTGAACGATACGTTCAAGACAATAAAGATAAATGTAATATCTACGATGGTGCGGTTTTCTTTATGAGTGGGACCAAGAAAATGTTTGATGATATTGGCGGGTTTGATGGTTTTAGTTTTGTCCCTTGTTTCTGTGAGGATGATGATTTCTTAATTCGTGCGAAACTAAAAGGCTACGAACTTAAAACTACGGACTGTGCAATCACCTATCATTTTGTTTCGCAGACATCTAGATTTAGTGACGAGATGAAGACCGATAGGTTTAAAATTGAAGTTTCGTCAAATAGAAACTTTATTAGGAAGTGGGGTATTCCAATATCATCGTTTAATGAATTAAGATATTGGGAAGATAAGATTTTCAAATATAATACCTTTTCAATTGGTTTGACAACTAGAGATAAATCGAAATTAGTACAATTAGAACCTTACTTTGATAAAATCGATTTAGGGGTGATTCCTGAAGATTATATAGAGAATGAACAAAAGAATACACGCTACGATTTAAGGTCGAAATTTACCCTTACTGACACCGTTGACGTGATGGTTTATGAAACTGCACCATTCACAGATGAAGACATTTATACTTTGAATAGATTAAGGTTGTCATTACCTCATTATGAACCTGGACAATACAATATAGGTAATATGTTAATAGAAATAAAAAAGGGACTATAAGTCCCTTTTTTATTATTTCTTAATCAACTTAAATAGTACTTGATATTTGTCTTTTGTTTTTCCCGCTTCCTTTAGATCTTCTTTGGTAATTTCAGGATATTCAATTTCAATTTCTTGATTTAAAAGTACACCATATTCATTATCAAATTCGATGTACTGAGGGTTAACAACTTTACCAGTTACGGTACCTTCATCGTCCTTAACTTCGTTGTACATTTTTACTAAGACGCCACCATTACCATCTTCTTCTCCATACTTTTTGATTAATTCATCTCTTAATGCTTCAACCTTAGTTCTCTCGCCTTTAAGTTCTGTTGAGAAGTCACTCAATTCGTATTTCAAAATGATTGAAAGGTTTTGTTTACTGAATCCCTCAAACACCTGTTCTCCAGTTTGTGGTTCGATATACCCGTTAATTTCGCTTTCTAATTGTAGAACGTCCCCTAATTTTAATGTGATTTTTTCCATATTTTTTAATTTTCTTTTATAATATATATTTTATTTTTCAAAAAGTGAATCTTATTTCCACCACCATCCTTTACCGTCAAAAACGGCATAGTCCATTATTAAATTAATTCTATCTGATTGACTTTGGTTTCTAACCTCGTGTTCAACCATATCATTCAATTCCCAAACCTCTCCAACCTTAAAGAACTTATCTTCATCCCTAACATTGTAGATAATCTTATCTTCCTCGGAAATCAATGCAACGTGAACTCTATGACTAAGGGTGTAAGAACCACCAACGTCTATATGTCTATTAACATTCTTACCTGCAAATAGTTTAACGAACACAGCCCTAGCAAGATAACCTGGACCGTATTCTTTTTCCAAGACCTTCATAACAGGTTCCAATAATTCTTCCATATTAAGAAGATCCCAATACTTGTGTTTAGTTCCGTTAAAGTGTCTAAAGTCTTTATCATATATTAATTGAATGGCTTGGGTTGCGGAATGGAATCTACTATATGCTTCTTGTCTAAAAGTATCAGCACCCCAATCCTCATCTTCAATTTTACTTAAGGAATCAATTAATGGTTGTGGGTTAATTGTACCCAAAAATTTAAAATTTTCTCCTATGTTCATAGAATAGTGATTAATGCGTATGTTATCATAAGTGATATCCAAATTATTAATGCTTTAAGATATGTCATAAATCCTGTGTGAAAATACTTTTGACCTATCGGTAAACATTTATGTGAAGGCGATATCAAATACGCGGAATATTCCAAAGTGAAAAACAATACAAAATAATGCATACCAAATACACTTGTTAATAAACTAACAATACTTGCATATTTTGCTGAAGACCCTAATAAAAATGAAGATAAGAAAGATATCATCGACACTATTAAAATGTATTCTGGTTTGTTATATTGTTTTATATAACCTTCCATAACGCCATAATAAGAACCAACTACGTTACCTAATATAATCACTAACGCAACAATCCATATTAGTTCCCAATTAATATAATTTATTAACTTAGTCCAACTGTTAGAATAATAGACTAGATAGAGTGTAAATATTGTAAACGCTCCAAAATAATAATCGGTGAAGCAACTAATAATAATTGTACCTAAGAATGGTAAAACAACATTAGTAATATTCTTCCAATTAATTGGGTCGTCACTTACTTCGATATCTATTTCATCGTCATCCATAGATAGGATATAATAACTAATATATAATCCTGAAATCAATAACAATGGCCAGATATATGACATAAACTGCATATAGGTTAACCCTAACACCGCCATAGGAATAATAACTGTTTTCTCTAATGGTGACCATAGATAGTAATGATGAGTTGCAAGGTAATCGATGATACCAAACTTCTTACGTTTCTTATTATCAATCGGAGCAATACTATTCAACATAGATGCCGATAGTGCAACACGACCTGGTATGGGTAGAATACCACCAAATAGTGATACTAAGAATACTACCATCTTTTTAGATTTAACTTTTTGTTCTAGTAATCTAAAGATGTCCATAAGGTATCCTCTTTCTTTGAGGATACCTGTTACGAACATAATGAATATTAAATAGACAAGGAACTCTTGCCCTTTGATTAAAATCTCCATATTAAAAATTATATTTAACTATTAAATTAAGACTTCTTGATGGTAAATCAACTGATGAACCCCAAACTCTACTTACATCATTAAATAAATTATAAACTAATAATGTGTAATTTAATTTGTTTTGTTTTGTTGAGTATCCGATATTAACTAACCTCACACCCTTATTATGTAAAAATTGTCGAACATCATTATTATCGGCCGAAGATGGTGTTTTATCTATTGGTTGGTAATTACCTTCTACCCAAAGTTTTTTGTAATTAAACTTAACATATCCTAAATAAGGTATTGTTTTGTCAACAGGTTCCGTGATTGTTGTTAAATTTTTGACTCCATACATATATTCAAGTTTGGTGTTTATACCAATATTAGTCCCTAAAATATTATCATTCATATATACTAACGTTCCACCACTTACCGAAATACCTCCAATATTATCAGTTCTAAAGACATTAGTCGATACCGTTGTTATATTGAATGCGTCGTTCAATTCTTTAAAATAAAAATCAAAATATAAATTGTTACGTTTATATCCAAATCTATATGTTTGTGCATTTTCTTGTTTTAAATTGGGGTTTGGTAATTGTGTACCTCGACCATTTGTCATTGCTTGTTTAATCATCGGATAACTTGGTGCGTTTAGAGAATTATCATAACTTACAAATAATCCCTTATATCCGATAATTGTAGAATATTCTACACCATTGAATGGGTCTACATCGGTTATTTGTACATTTTTAAACCCAAAACTTGTATAGAGTTTTAATTTCCCAAAATCATTTTTCCAACGGATACCTTGTTTTGTTGTTTTATAATCATCATTAAAAATACCGTTAACCAAACCATTTTCGTATCTAATTTTTTCGATGGTATTAGTTGAATATAAAGTAAATGAATATGGTAGATGATATTCTAAATTTGCGGTATACACATCTAAACGAGTGATTACTTTTTTAGTTCCATCCAAAATATTTTCCGCATTATTTTGATAACCGAGATTTACATATAATCTATTAAAATACATTTTGTGATTAAGAAACAGATATCTTTGTAATTCCCACGTATAGACTGTCGGTTTTTGATATCCAGCACTTCTTAAACCTCCATTCCATTTGTCGGTTCTTTCTAAATCATTTGATTGTGAAAATATAATAGTTGTTTTTTGTGATGGTGACCAGATTGCTTCCGAAACTAATGCTTTTTGATTGTACCTACTGTGTTGAAACGTACTATCGGGTGATTTAACGTTACCATAATCGATATTGTTAAATCCAACACCAAATTTTTTACCTTTGTACGATACAGATTGACTAAACCCATCAACCCCACCTATATAATTTAGTCCAATATGTGATGATTGTACACCGACACTTCTTTCAATTGTACCTCCGATATTACCACCATCGGTAATTGAAATTAGTTTTGTAAATTCTAACGGAACCCACCCAAAATATTGATTTGGGCCGGTTCTAAATAAACCATTATTAACTCTAATACCGTTAATGGATTGATCAACTTGGTTACCGGTAAACACACCGATATATGGACTTAATTGTCCAGGACTTGTTTCTTGTATACGTGCGGAATTTACGTATATTTTTGGATCTTTTATTACTTGTTGTATTTGATAATTGGTACCACTTACAACAACAACTTCTTTTAATTCTTTAGCAGTTGTGTCCCTTTGAACTTTTTTAGGTTGTTCTGAACCTTTCTGAACTGTACTACTACTATATTGACCATATGACAACGTTGTAGTAAACAATGATGCTAACATTAGCGATAGCATTGTGATTGTTTTTCTCATTTGTTTTTTGTTTAAGAAAAGTTTATTATTGATAATAATATAAACAAAAATGACGATAAAACAAAGGAATTTACTTTTTAAATCCTAGTTTTTCCCAAACAATTTTGAATGGACAAACACCTGTAAGTGCTGCTAAAGGTAATAAAATTGGGGGAGCCCAATGTAACCAACTAACATTATCAAATCCCGCTAAACAATTAGCGATAAACACCACAACTCCTACTGATAGGAATGTCATTCTTGCTGATGGTGAGGCGTCACCTAAATTAAAAATTCTCATATTATATGTTTTAAAATAATCGTTAATGAAATCATTATCCACATTGTGTTAAAAACAATAAGGGTTGGGAGTGATTTCCTCATACTAGCCCAAATTAAAAGAGATGATGTTAAAAGAGTTAAAAAATGTAACCACCAAATTTCTTTACCAAACACCAAACCTGGTACAATGATTGCAGCTTTAGCCATCCAAGCCGAACATTCAATTGTGTTGTAGTTTGTCCAATATTCTTTATCGGTGTACATTAAAATTTTATTCCAAATCTTTTTGTATCCAATTAGTCCAAACAATAGACTAATAAATGTGAAATATGTTAAGATGTATATCATTTTATTTTATTTAAAAGTTCTTCTTTAAATTCTTTCTCAGGTTTTTGAAAGTGCATCCACATTGGTTTTTTACATTGGCAAGTGGATTCAGTTATTCTATTAACCAAATCATTATATTTCTCTTCTAAAAATTGAATACGTTCTTTTAATTCTTTAATCTCGTCCATAGAATTTTTTAAGGTATTCATAGTGGTTAGGTAATTGGTCAACTAACAGTTCTGCTTCCTTGCGGATAATCTCCATTTTCATATCACAAAACTTATCGTATTTTGGATTTAATTTAAATCTACTATTTTTATAGAACCCCATAGCCCATAACCATTGGAACCAATTAACTCCACCAAATATACGACCTCTAAACAATTGTTCAGGTGGTTGTATTGACATAATATGTAACTTTTGTTTTAATGTGTCAGGTACAAATGATTTCTCTTTTACGTCTTTCCAAAATTGAGTATCGTTCCTATTACATAATAAATAATGTGCCTGAATGAAATCTCTAATATCAATCATCATATCGATGTTATCTTTATTGATTGCATCAATTGTTGATGATGTGTAGTTAAGATTATTTTTTTCTAATTCCGTTGCTAATGTTGCCATTATACCTTGAAACGTTGAAATACCTGTCGACTCCATTGGTTCCGCAAAACCACCAGCTAATCCACAAGCAACTACATTTTTAACTGCTACTTTTTCACGAGTACCAATTCTCATATTAATTTTTATAACCTTACCATCGTATCCTCCGTGAAATTCTCTATATTCTTTTTCCGCATCCTCATCACTAATATGTTTTGATGAGTACACATACCCAGAACCTATTCTATCGAAGATGGGTGTTTTCCATAACCAACCACTATTCATTGTGTAAAGTCTCGAATATGGTTCCATTTCTGATTTCTTATCTTTATATGGGATTGGTGCTGCAATGGCTTTATCACAAAATAATGAATCACTAAATGAAATGAATGGTTCATTCATAACTGATTCAATTAATGCACCTTTGAACCCAGAACAATCAATAAACAAATCAGCCGCAAATTTTTGTTGATCCCATAATTTAATGTCTTGAATATAACCAAAGTCATTTAGTTTAACTTGTTTTAATTGACCCTCAACAAATTTAACACCATTAGGTATACATACTTTATTTTTAATAACTTCAGCAAATTTAATTGCGTCGAAATTATAACTGTAAACACTCTCAATGTCTTCGTAAGTTGGTAGATAAGTTAAATCATCATCAATTTTTGGACAAAGATTATTATCACATAATTTAGAAGATATAAATAACTCATCTAATTTTTTTGAGTCGTCTTTATATTTCGATACAAGGTGTTGTAGTAAGTTTGTGTTTTTATTAACAAATAATTTAGATTCATTCTCAACACGAACCATATGTTCACCTGTACTAGACCAATTCATAAACTTACCTCCGTACTTATATGTTGCAGACGATTCATTCATCCAATCTTCTTCTTTAAGTCCTATAAATTTCATATAAGAATGAAGACTAGCCGTTGAACTTTCACCAACACCAATTGCACCAATTTTATTTGAGTGAATTACTGTGATGTCTAATTTTTCTTTAAATACTTTAGACAATAATGCTGCTGTCATTATGCCAGCTGTACCGCCACCAACGATTACAATTTTTTTAATTTCCATAAAATGTTTTTTTTAAGCTTCAGGTGCAGGTACTGCGTCGAATCTTGAGTCTCCAGGTATAATTGTTCTTTCCACAGGTAAAACGACATTTAAAATATCATCACCTTCCGTATTTTTTAATTGGGTAACATATGATTCCTCTTCAGAAAACATTTGAGCAATTTGTAATTTATAATTCTCATAAGCCACCAATACTGACGGAACTAATTCCGAAACCGAAACACCTCTTGCATCCGCAATTAAACTTAATGTTGGTGTTGGTGATGTTGGGTCTTCGGTATAATCTTTAGCTTCACTAACTTGTGAATCCCAAGTTGCTCTTTCTTGTGGGGTCTTATTGATTGATAAAGTTTCAAACTTTTGTTTGTAGTAATCTTTAACCATTCTTATTCTAACCCAACGAATTGCTTCATATCTATCAGTAACTTCACTATCGACCATTGGTCTCTTGATACGAATACCTTTGTTTGCATCAAAATCTTCATCGAAGAATTCAGCAGATTGACCTCCTGAATAATTCTTATAAAGTTTGGCACTTTCTTTAGTTGCAATAAAATAAAGAAGTCCATTTATTACTTGTTCATTACATAAAACGATACCATATTTTTGAATTAGTCCAGTTGATACTTTTGCTATATCAGGTACTGTGCAGAAATAATAGTTCTCTGCGTATCTTAATTGTTCCAACCCACTTATCATTGGATGACCTTCACCCTGTGGTATTCTGTATGCTATGTAGTCCATTTTACTCTTGTTTAAAATCTATTTCTTTTCTTTGGTTATTTTCTAGGAGTTCTTGATCCCCTATCATATCTAAATATTTTACTTGTCCTTTTACTTCGTTTGTAATTTTAGTTGCCTCAACTAACGCTTTCCTAAAATTGGTATCACCCATTTGCATTAACGCCTCTAAATTACCAACACCAATACGACCAACTGTTAGTAATTCTAACGCCGCTTGGTTTGCCAACCTTTTAATCCAATAATCAGTTTCATATACTTCTTGATTTTCCATCAACTCCTTTACATCAATTTTAGATCTAAACTCTTCTAAAATTTGTTCAAGATACGAAAGTTCCCCTTTGGTTCTTTCCATACTTCTGTTTCCATTTTCATATCCGATATCTAATTTCTTAATTTCGTGTTGATACAACGCCTTTTGAGCCTCTGAAGTTTCTGATAAAAATTTTTCCATCACTAAATTCCTTTCTAAACGATTTTTCTCCATATCCAAACCAATTTGCTCAAGGTTAGTAATTCTAACCTCCATTTCTAATAAAATCTGTTTGAATTGTCTAAAATTATTGTGTTGAGACCCAACAACGAAATGTTTAATTTGGAATTGACTCATTGAAAAGTTTAAGTCTTTATATTCCAACGGTAATTTATCTTCTGTCATATTTCTTTGTTTTTTATAATATAAGTAAATAATTTGACATTGTCAAATGAATATTAAAATGATGCCCACATTCCTGAACCAGATGATGCTGAGCGAGGTGCATCGGTAATTTGAACTATAGTGTCAATATTATAGTTAATTTTATCTGAGTGTGCGTTTTGACCATCGGTACAACTGTAACCACCCGCAAAATAACCCCAGTTCATTCCCATAAGTCCCGCGTGTTCGTTATTCCATCTTGTTTGTGAACCACTATTGATAGTCCAAGTTGATGTAGTGTTTACGAATTTAAATATTCTATTTCCATCAGAAGTGGTACAATAAGTACCACCCCAATTACCCGCTAAATAAAATTTATCTTGTTTTGAATTAACACCCTTTTCCGCTCCGCTTCCTGGCATACCTAACGCTCCTGGATTACTATTTGTTGATACAGTTGTCCAAACTTCAGTTGAGTGTGGCATTTTATTGGTTACGGTTGTTGAACCTCCATACGCTGAAGCAAATTGAAAACTATAGTCTTTATCAAACCAGCCAACAGCGTATTGTCCAACAGGTGCACCTGTTGTAGATGTCCAAGTTTCAGATGCAAACAATAATATGTCCATATAAGTGGTACCCTTACCAACTTCAAATCCTTTAGTTCCATAAGATGCTAAAGTATTATATGTTCCACCTTGAGCTGAAGGTAATGCGGATGGTAAGTAACCAATACCGTGTTGACAAGATGATGGAGAACCTCCAGCACCGTTGGGTCTAGCGGCAATTGCTTGTACTGTATCGGTAGCAAAGTTTACTCTATCATTTGTTGTGTCACCATTTTGTACATTATGGTAAGTGTATCCATTTGACATTGCACTTGCCCATCCAGCATATTTAATTGCTTTGTTTAATGAAGATGCCATATATGACCAACTATCTGTTGCATATAATAATCTAAGAATGTTACTATATAAAGTACTGCCAATATAACCACCCCCAACGTATCCCCTTACTAAATTTAAATCAAATCTGTATGTGTTTGTTAGAAAGGCAAAAACTGGTCTATCGTTATGTTTAAGAGTTGCTGCCTGTGATTCAATTCTAAGTGGTTGAACTTCGGTATCTCCAGCCTCACCCACAACAATACAAACAGCATCTGTTGATGCGATTGTTGTTGAAGATGAATTAGTGAAATTTGTCCAAGGTCCACCAGGTCCATCTGTAGCATACTGTAATGTTAAAGTGTTTCCACTTCTTTGCCATTTAAACCAATAACCTGTTGTAGCAGCACCACCACTACCGATAGGTGCGTGATATTGTCCAAAGAACGTTGCACTATATCCATTCGGAAATCCAGATGTGTTTAACGCTCCCGCGTAAGGTCCATTACCATCAGCTGAATATCCATTAAAATCTGTATGATTAACGGTTGGTCCATAAACAAATCCAGTACCTCTATAGTTGTGAGCCCAATATGCAATAATAATAAAATCTTCACCAGCTGCAAAGGTATAATCATATACAACTGTTGTATATCCACTACCAGAACTAAAAATTGTACTATTAGTGCCTGACAACGTTCCACGTATGTGATAAGTTGATGGTTGTCTCCAACCTCGTCCTTTGTCAAATAATTCTATATTACCTGTTACTTGCATATTCTATAATTAATAACCACTCCACATTGGTGATCCTGAACTTAATGACCTTGGTGCGTCTGGTATTTGTATAACCGTATCTGTTGGGTATTCCACCCTATCTGTGTGTGCATTTTGTGCTCCATTATATCCTCCCGCCCAATATCCGTGATTCTGACCCATAACTGGTGATTGTTCACCATTAGCTAAAGTTTGGTTATATGGATTTGTTTGATATGAATATGTTATGTGCATAAATTTCATAAATGGATAGGTTACATTATCCCCAATAACATATGATTTAGCATCTTTTGTTGGTAGTCCTTTACCCCAAGCACCTAAAGATGTTGTATAGTTAGGTGAACAAGATATAGATCCCCAAGTTTCAGTTGCGTATGGATATCTTCTAGTCACACCATCATTACCCAAACTAAATCCCGCTAATTTATCAAACCAAGCTTGTGTATATGCGGTTCCAGTTGCAATACTACCATCACTAGCTGCCACCCAAGTATCTGCCGCGAAGTTTAATTTATCGTAGTTAGTACTATTTGCGTTTGCTAAGGTATATGCTCTAGTCCCAAAAAAAGAACCGTCGGTGTTGTAACCAATACCGTGTTGTATTTGTGATGAACTATTAGCACTTGCGTAGTTTCTATTATTGATGTTAGTACATACTTCAGTACTAAATGCCATTTTTTGATTTATTACATCTCCACCGCACCAAAACATATATCCGTTTGTGTGTGAACTTGCCCAACCTCCATAATATAAACTTGATCGTAACGATGCGTTTGCAGATGTTCCCCAAGCATCTGTTGCATTTTGTATTGTTGTTACAACTGACCAAACTGAAGAACCAATATAACCACCACCGATATATCCTTTAGTTAAGGATAAACCATTCTTATAATCATCGGCAATGTATTCAAGGTTCAAAGCTGAACCATTGTATTTCATTGTTCCCGTATAATTTATTTGTCCGTATACTTTCATATTATTAAATTGGACTCCACATTGGAGATGCTGAACTTAATGATCTTGGCGCGTCCGCAATTTGAACGACCGTATCTGTATTGTGAAACACTTTGTCACTATGCGCATTTTGACTATAGGTACCTTGATATCCACCAGCTAAATAACCGTGATTCTGTCCCATAGTTCCTGCGTGTTCACAGTTGGGTTGTGTTTGACTTCCAAAATTTACAGTCCACGTTGATATACTATTTCTAAATTGGAATATTGTATTATTATACCAACCACTATTACCCGCAACATACGCCTTACCTTTTTTAGTATTAAGACCTTTCTCTAATTGTCCTTGTGGCATACCCATAGTAATTGGTCCACTAACTGTTGAAAGTGTTGACCAAGTTTCGGATGCAAATGGAAATATTTTAGTGTAATTATTTAACGATGCAAAGTTCCAACCATACTCTTTATCAAACCAACCGTAAGCGTGAGATGCTTGACCTATGTTACCATCCGACCTTGCGGTCATTGAATCTGTTGTAAAATCTAATTTATCATAACTAGTTGATGAGTTTCCACAAGTGTATGCATATCTTCCATATGGTACTCCCGTTGTTTCAAATCCAACACCTTGTTGAATCAATGATGGTGAATAACTACCATTTGTTCTTGCTGCGGTTGTTGTAACTGTCTCATTGGCAAACATTACTTTATTAACTGTGGATGCATTTCCTTGAAAAACATAACCGAATGTATGTGCTGAAGCCCATCCTCCGTAATTGGTTGTGAATGTTAATATATTAGATGAAGTTGCCCAAGCATCTGTCGCATAACTTAATAATGTTATGGTATTCCATACTGAAGCACCAACATAACCACCACCAATCAAACCACGAATAAGAACTAATCCTAATTCGTAGTGACTATCTAAAACACTTTTAATATCTCTACCTTGTACTGTTAGATTTCCCGTAAAATTTACATCTCCGTTTACTTTCATATTACAGTCCTAATTTACCTTTTAATTCTGTTATAATCAAGTTCTGTTCGTTTATTTCTTGCTTTAATTCTTTAACTGCCTCAATAAGATATGCATTTATTCTACCGTAAGAAACTGAATCAACTTCACCATCTTTATTTTTAAGAACAACTAATGGTGTTACATCATACATTTCTTCCGCAATCACACCCGCCTCAATATTACCACTATCTTTTCTTGTGTATGTTACACCTCTCATTTGAAGTATCTTATCTAAACCGTATTTAATTGTTTCAATATTTGTTTTATATCGAATGGATGAATTTTCAGTAAAAATACCACCAACCGTTATACTACCTTTGGTATAGAAGTTACCAGTTGCTGAACTCATTTCAGCAACAATGGATGGTTGACCTGTTGATGTTCCCGCTTCCCAAGTCCAACCATAACCGCTAGAGTTTTCAATGAAACTACGAAGTGCCCACGATGTTACAAAATTACCAGCTGCAGGTGAGGTAATATTACCCGTTGGTCCAGTACTGGCAACGTTTACTGCTGCCATATATTGACACCACGCCGTATAACCACTTGAATACCAATTAATACCGTGAGTTGTATTGGCACTTCTTTGTATAAAATGACTTCTAGCATATAAATCAACAAATGTTGGTGAGTTACCCGTACCAACACTTTGGTTAATCGTATATGCTGTTATGTTACCTGCAGTACCTGCAGTTGAAGCATATGACACAGATTGTGAACCAATGTTACCCGTGGTAATTGCATCTGTTATTCCATAACCACTTATTGTTGTTGGTTTTGATGAAACGTTTGCGAAAGATATACCTGTGATGTATCCGTTTGGATTCGTTGCGTTATATGGTGTATAACCTAACGCTGTTGTAACGTTACCACTGGTTATACTCGAAATATATCCCGATGGGTTAGTTGCATTGTATGGGGTAAATCCAAGTGCCGTTGTTACATTACCACTCGTTATACTTGAAATGTAACCAGATGGGTTCGTTGCGTTGTATGGAGTGTAACCTAATGCGGTTGTAACGTTGCCGCTAGTTATACCTGTTAAATAAGCACTATTATTTGTGAACTGTGAAATGTTCATTGAACTTAATGCTCCCGCTGTCGCTACCGTTTGTGAACCAATATTACCACTATGTATAAACTCTCTCCAAGTTTGCCATCCACTATCATTTCTTCTTCTAAAATACGCAACGTCCGAAGCGTAATCAAACGCTAATTGTGTTCTTCTATCAAAGTTATTACCAATATTAACAGTTCTTATATTTGGTGATGATAACGGTGGTGTACCTGAAGGTACTGGGTCAAATGTTGTAAAACTTTCTCCCCAATCAGAATCTATATTACCAGTTATTGTACCATTAGATTTTACAGAATCAGTAATTCCATATCCACTAAGTGTTGTTGGTTTTGATGAAACGTTAGCAAATGATATACCTGTAATATAACCCGATGGGTTAGTTGCATTATACGGAGTAAATCCTAAAGCTGTTGTTACATTACCACTGGTTATACTTGAGATATACCCTGATGGATTGGTTGCGTTGTATGGAGTGTAACCTAATGCGGTTGTAACGTTACCACTAGTTATACTTGAAATGTAACCAGATGGGTTAGTTGCGTTGTATGGTGTAAATCCTAAAGCCGTTGTTACGTTACCGCTCGTTATACCTGTTAAATAAGCACTGTTATTTGTGAACTGTGAAATGTTCATTGATGTCAACGCGCCCGCCGTAGTTGCTGTTGTTGCATTACCACTTAATGCGCCTGTGAACGTTGTTGCACTTACTGTTGAGAATGTTGGTGTACTAGTTGTTAATACTGCTTGGTTTATAACTGAACCATATCCTATTGTTGAACTTAAGGTAATTTGTGCACTACCCGATACCAAACCAGACGGTATACTACCAATTGATCCGAATGTTATTTGAGACGAGCCCGATACTATTGTTGTTCCTGTTGAAACAATTGTACCATTAATAACGGTGTTAGATAAAACAGTAACGGTTGTACCGTCATCTGTTATGTTTGAATCATTTAAGTGATCTCCTCCGGCAGATTTTGCAATTCTACCACTTGTTAATGTTAATTCACTTCCTAATGAACCAGAGCTACGAGGTCCAGATAATATAACACCACCACCATACGAAGCCTCACTTGAGTTTTGATAAACCCACCTATTATTAACTGAGTCCCATAATAAAGATCCTGTCGCGATTCCAACCGAACCCGAATCGTGAACTTCTAATCCACCAAATCTAGAACCTGGACTCGCTGTGTTTACTGTAATAATATTATCCTCAACTCTTAATTGAGATGATGTCACATATGTTATAGATGAGGAACCAAAAACTGTTAAGTTTTCAGTAATTATTACCGAACCACTAATTGTTTGTAAGCCTTTGAATGTGTTAGAACCGGTGGTTGCGTAACTACCACTTTTACCTTCAATCGAATCTAACCTATTGCTTTGATTTAATGTTGTGGTAGCAATTGAAGAACTTAATGATCCAATACTAGAACTTAATCCGCTTGTTGTTGTTGCAACTGATGATGATAAACTCCCAATACTAGAACTTAATCCACTTGTTGTTGTTGCAACACTTGAAGATAAACTTCCAATACTACTTGTTAAAGAAGAACTTAATCCTAATGTTGTAGTTGCAACTGAAGAAGATAAACTTCCGATTGAACTAGACAATGAGGAACTTAATCCTGATGTAGTTGTTGCAACGCTTGAACTTAAACTTCCAATGGAGGAACTTAATCCACTAGTTGTTGTTTCGACACTAGAACTTAACGAACCAATACTAGAACTCAACCCACTTGTTGTGGTTGCAACAGAGCTAGATAATGAACCTATACTTGTGGATACACTTGAGCTGAATGTTGAATATCCTGTGGTACCTGTTATTAAAACTTGATCACTTCCAGATATAACTGTTTCCGTGTTAAGTTTATTTTTAATTGTGGTATCAATAGAACTAGTAAATGTATTTAAACTACTTGTTGATGTTTGTAGTGTTCCAATTATCGTGTTATTAGAACCTGTGTAGGTATTCAATGAACCAATAGACCCCGTCACTCCTTCGATAGAAGTCAACCTACCATTCTGAGTTGTTTCTACTGTATTGTTTGAACTTGTAAAAGAATTAAAATCTGTTCTTATTGAAGAACTATCCGATTCAAGTGATGTCAATCTACCTGAAGCACTCGATGTGAATGTATTTAAAGAACCTGTCGATGTTTGTAAAGTTCCGATTACCGTATTATTACTACTAGTGTAGGTGTTTAACAAACTAACAGAACCTGTAACTCCCTCAATAGATGTTAATCTACTATTTTGTGTGGTGTTAGTTGAATCATTTGAACTTGTATATGATTGAAATGTTGTTTCATCCAACTTTCCTGTACCAACAGGGACACCATTTAAAGTTATTGATCCCGAAATGGTAAGTGCTCCCGTAATTTCTGTATTTGAATTAACCCTTAATCCATTCGAATTTGAAATGGATGCTGTGGCAACCCCATCAGCAATTTGAGTTAAATTAAGACCCGTAACCCCACTTGCTGGAATATTATATAGATTTGTACCGTCACCCTTAAAGGAACCAGTGAAGGATCCTGTAGTGTACGATGAGGTGAATTGGTGAAAACTTGAGGTTAAGGTGTATTTTGGGGCTTCGGATGCGGTTAACGCATTAGTGGTTGTTCCACTAACCGTAGCATTTATCGTTCCTAGTACGGTTAAGTTTCCTGAAATCTCAGCTGAACTCGATACCGATAGCGATCCAGATATGTGTGCGTCAAATATATTCATCTAAATGTGTGTTATACAATAGATAAATACTTTATATTTTATATTGTGACTTAATTAAATTAACGCCTTTTTGGGTTGTGTTAATCCCAATGGTAGGTATTCTCTGAAATTTTTATATATATAATCGAATAATACTCTACCATAGTGTTTATGATGTTCAATACCAGGATGTAAATTATCTGAACCTAAGTCCATTTTAAACTTATCTAATGCTGTAAATCTATTAAACTCCTTATAATCCGTTAGTAAATGTTTACCATCCCATAACCAATTACATTTTTTTGACTCTAAAAATAACTTTATTAACATATGATTTTTATACCAATTTACAAAATCGGCATTTTTATTTTGTAATGCGTCCATACTACTTTGAATTATTTTACCGTCTTCCGTTTCCGATAATTTTCCCCAGGATTTGGTTGGTATATATGGTTCGATACTATTATCTTCAGTATAAATTTCTCTCCTATGTGGGAATGTATACATTATTAAAACTAAATCTGGTTTAATTAAATCATAATAACTCATTAAACACCTACTTATAAAATCATTACTCCTTCCTCCTGTTCCAAAATTAAAATTTACACTATTTTCAATATGACTACAAAATTGAGCGGGCCAAGTTTCATCATCATTTACACCAACACCTTCAGTGATTGAACAACCTAATGACATTACCTTAAACCCTTCTTTTTTTATACTGTCACCTCTAAACCCCAATTCATTATATGTGTATACACATTTACCAGTGCTATCACCACCAGAAGTTGTGTAAGTTTGATTTACTCTTTCTTTTAATGAATATCTATAAGATGATATTTCAAATCCTTCTGGATTCCAATATTGTAAAGATTTCATATCAATTTATTTATTTCCAATGGATTTATGTGTTCGTTTTGTAAAAACCATAATAAAGAGTATCGTTCTCCTTTTAAAATTGGTGTTATTTCGTGGTCTATTCTTGTATCAAATAAATATGTATTCCCCATCACTTTATTTAATACGATTTCATTTGGGTTATACAACTTAAAGTCTCCACCCTCAAAATCGTCACTTAATAAGACTCCCACAGCATATA